TAAGTTACTTGTTATTGAGGGAACTGAAGGTTCTGGAAAAGAGACACAGGCTGACGCCGGCAGAGCGCCGTGCCGTTTATGACAAGATGGGTGGGCGGTGTGCATACTGTGGTGAGCAGCTGAACTATGAGGATATGCAAGTCGATCACGTTGTTGCGCTGAGGAGTGAGGGCGAAGACGATCTGGCAAATATGCTGCCGGCCTGTCGGAGCTGTAATCACTACAAGCGCGGCAACTCATTGGAGGGCTGGCGGCGAATACTGGAAGCTATGCCGGCCACCTTGGAGCGTGACTGCTATACTTACCGTCAGGCTGTACGGTTTGGTATGGTTAAGCCAACGCCAAAGAAAATTACATTCTACTTTGAAAGGCGGTGCATCTGAATGACCGACATTGAAGTTTTGGAACGGGAAAAACAGTGCGTACAGAGGAAGACGGCAATCAACTGCTCTGACTGCGCCCACTGTGATTTGCTCATGGACGATGCCGTTATTTTAGCAGCGTATGATAAGGCGATCTCCGCCCTTAGCGCCAAAAGGGTACAAAAAGTAAATGATCTGTACGACGAAGACGGCAAAGAGATTTACGAAGAAAACAGGGAAAGTAGCACCATGTTTACTTTGGATGAAGCAATTCAACATTGCTATAAGGTAGTGGAAAGACTGAGAAAAAGCAACCCTTGTGATACCTGCGCTGCCAAGCATGAACAGCTCGCCCACTGGTTGGAGGAGCTTAAAAAGCTCAGAGTGGAATGCGACGGGCTGCGCTCGAACTGGTATAAGTGTGCGGAGAAAGTGAAAACGCTGCGGGCAGAGCGCGACGCCGCCGTGTCTGATCTTCGTAAGCTCGTTCCCGCCTGGAAGTGGGACGGCGAGAAGGAACAAAGCTCCCACAAAGAAGCGCCCGAATGCGGTTGTGTGGAGTTTGGATAAGGCGGTGGATATATGAAGCATTATGATTTTTTCGGTCGGGAGCTTATGGTCGGCGACCGTGTGGCCTACATTGACTCCAAGTACCAAGAGCTTCGGAACGGTGAGATCTTAAAACTCAATGAAAAGCAGGCAACTATTCGTAATCTGGACGACGACGGCCTATTCGGAGATAAGATGGGATATGGCCGGACGTGCAGAGGCTATGGCTGCATAGTGAAGAAAGTTTGACCTTCAAATAGCAACAAAGTAAATCAATCAGAAAGGAGCACGTGCAGTGGACGATCTTAAAGAGTTGACGCGCAGACTGAACGAGTCTGAAGCGACGATCCTACGTATGAACCAGGAGCTTGATACCCTGTTTAAGGAGGTACAGACATATAGAAACGCGGCGAGGCTCTATGGAATTGACCCGGCGACAATGCTGACGCTGGCTAAGAGCCAAGTCAAAACCTGCGCCGATAATATCCGCCTCATTGAGAAAATGCAGGAGGTATTTGAGCTGTTTCAGTATGTGCCGGAGGATCTGACGGAGCAAGAGGTTGTATCAGCAATCACCCAATACGATGGCGACGGCTCCAAGCCGTATTGCGATTTGGTGTACTGCGGATTGAGCATAATCTGCAAATATTTGAAGAAAAGGAGCGAGTATGATGAGTGGCGAAAAGGTAATTTGCCGGAGGGTTTCTGATGGCGTACTCATTAACATTCCCCATACGTTTGATTTGAAGCAGATTGCAGATTCCGGCCAGTGCTTCCGGCTGACCGCACTGCAGGATGGGGGATATGTGGCAATTATCGGTATGAAGCTGGTGAAAATCACACCGGATACCAATGGCGGGTACGTTTTCCACTGCCCCTATGATGAGTTCCGGGATGTATGGATGCCCTATTTTGACCTGTCTGCCGACTATGAAGCATATCAGCAGAAGATGGCCGGAGATCCGTTTTTGCGGGAGGCGATCGTGGCAGGTGGCGGTATCCGCATCCTGAGACAGGATTTGTGGGAGATGGTAGTGACCTTTATTATCTCCCAGCGTAACAACATCCCGCGCATTCGCAAAGCGGTAGATGTTCTCTGCCAGACATTCGGTACGCCGCTGGGGGAGATCGACGATCAGCAGTTCTATTCCTTCCCGACACCGGCGCAGCTGAGAGGTCAGGATCTGTCACCGGCATCGCTGGGCTATCGTGAAAGCTATGTGAAAGAGATGGCCGAGTATGACGAAGATTTCTGGGTGCAGCTCCAGAAGCAGGATGACGATACGGCCCGGAAGACGCTGATTGCTCTGCGGGGCATTGGCGAGAAGGTTGCGAACTGTGTGATGCTGTTTGGGCTTCACCGTATGGATAGCTACCCCAGGGATGTGTGGATCAACCGCATGATTGATGATGTCTACCATGGCAATTTCGATCCTTCTCAGTACGCCGGATTTGCCGGCTATGTTCAGCAGCTCCAATTCTTCTATTACCGCAAGACGGCGAAGGAGGAAAGCGTGTGATCGTTAAGGTATGTGACACGATTATGGGAGCAGGTAAAACCGAGTCCGCGATCACTTTGATGAACCAAGACAAGGAAAGCCGCTACGTATTTATCACGCCATATCTGGACGAAGTAGAACGAATCAAACGGAGCTGCAGTGGGCGGAAATTCAAAGATCCGCAAAGCAAAGGCAAGGGTAAGTTGGAAAACCTGCATTACCTTTTGTCTATGAGGGATAACATCGCCAGCACCCATGCGCTGTTTGAGTCGTATAACGATGAAACGATTTCGCTGATCCAAGACGGCGGCTATAAGCTCATTTTGGATGAGGTGTTCCAAGCCGTTCAGACAATTCCGATTTCTCCAAAGGATTTGCAAATGCTCAAGCGGGAGATGATCGAGGTTGACTCTGAGTACCGTGTGCGGTGGGTAAATGATGACTACGAGGGCAGATTTGAAGACCTGCGGGATATGTGCATGACTGGCAACGTCATTTTGTATAATGACTGCCTCTTGCTATGGAAATTCCCGATTGAGGTATTTCAGTCCTTCGATGAGGTGATCATTCTCACCTATATGTTCGATGCTCAGGTGCAGAAATATTACTTCGACATTCATAATATCGAAGTCCAGCGGATTGGAACGGTTTGTGAGAACGGGGTATATCATTTCAGCGATACACCTCACATACCGGATTACGTAGCGGAACTCCCAAAGAAAATTCATATCATCGAGGATGAGAAACTGAATAAGATCGGCGAAATGAGGTCGAGCCTATCTGTTTCTTGGTATAAGAAAGCGCGTGATACCAAAGGACAGCCGCTTATCAAACAGCTGAGAAACAATTTGACGAACTTGTTCAAGAATATGCTCAATTCTTCATCAGACCGTAACTTGTGGACGGTTTTTAAGGATTACCAAGCCCTCCTGAAAGGCAAAGGATATACCAAGGGTTTCCTTTCCTGCAATGTCCGGGCTACTAACGCATATCGGAACAGGGACTGCTTGGCCTATTGCGTCAACGTGTACTACAACCCTTTGCTGAAAAACTACTTTCAGGAGCAAGGAGTTGAGGTGCGCGAGGATGATTATGCGTTGAGTGAGATGATCCAGTGGGTATGGCGGTCAGCCATTCGTGATGGCAAAGAAATCTGGATCTACATTCCAAGCAGGCGGATGAGGGAACTGTTTCGGAATTGGTTAAACGGCATCTCTCATGGAAACACGACAGACTAATGCGGCGTCAACGATTCATTTGATCATATAGGGAACTTGAAATTTAAGAGAGCTGACGCGGCGGTGTGTAGCGGAAGGAGGCTTACAATGAACACCGCACGAAAAAATTGTATTTGGTATGACCAATGTGGCTCGGAGTGCCAGGGGAAGTGTGATGACTATTCTCCGGCTGACGACGCAGGGGAAAACGAAGTGTTGTTCTATCAGGGCGTTTTGAAAGAGAACGCTCAGGAGTACGAAAAGGTAATTCAGGAATATTCAGACAGGGGGTAATGTGTTTGAACCGTGAAAATCGCAGAGCTTTGAAAAAGAAGCTCAGGGACAAAGGCTCACGCACACTTGCTGCGGATGTCCTGGAAAGCCTCGGAAACGAGATTGACAAAAAGATTCGTGATGGGGATTTGGTCACTCTGAATGTGGATCAAATCATAGCTCGGAAAGATTATCCGCGTATGCAGGGAGAGTACCGTCAATTCGTGGAGTCCAGCCGTGATAAGGTATTTGTTGCGCATCCGCATCGTGAACGACCCGATGGGTTCTCTGCTCTGATCGAGCTGGAGGGCGTAGAGACCTGGTTGTTCTGGTATGGGGATCTGATTCAAGTCGAAAATATTCAAACTGAGGAAGGTGAATAGACCATGGGTAATTCGGTCTATATCGTGTCTGTGGATGCCAAGGATTTGTTTTTGGCGAACTATTCAAGCCCGAACAGTAAGGAATATTCTGTGAAGTTGGCTGGATCAGACCACAACGACCAGTTCAATACAAGACGTTTTGTCAACACTTTGGATTATAGCCTCGACCTGATAAAGCTGAGGGAAGTTTATGAGAAGGTATACCGCCGCATGGACTTCACATTCAGTAAGCGGGGTAAAGAATACTGCCGGCGCGTGATCAATGTCACGTTCAAGTATAGCGTCAAGGAGTTCAATCGCTTCTTTGACAACACCTACATCAAGTATGGCTATCTGCCGCAGGATGTGCAGCTTACCGACAACATTTGTATCAAGGATGGGGAACTGATTGCTGTACGGGTAGGATCTCCCGTCGAAAATCCGGCCTCTCCCCAAGAGCTGGGAGATCTGTTCGTTTTTGATAACGGAATGTATCGGCTCGGGAAAACCATGAAGGTACTTCTTACCGTAGCCCAGCTTCGGAATCGTCTTTATCAAGACGGATTCACGTGTGATGGTATTGTGTTCCGTAGGTTCAAGCGTTCAAGCGGAAGCAGCCGAATTGGAAAGTGCCTGTTCATTGATGAGCAGTTGTATCCAAGAATGCACAAGTGGGAGCTTTGTGGGCTGAAAGTGAAAGAGGGTCAGGAGATTGATCTGGCCGCTCTGGAAGCCTATATTGCCCTTACTTTGAGCAGCATCGTCGGTACTATTCCGCTGCGGCCCGAGAACTTCTTGGTAATCGACGACCATAAGAGCGTGTTCAAAGATCGCGTTGTGGCGACAAGGATTGGCAGCGATAACTGGCTTACTTCAAAGCCGGAAGAGGTTGAGATCGAGAATAGCATTTGGGACGGACAATCTCTCATTGACAAAAGTGCTATGGGCGAATGGCAGGATTACGGTATGATCCTTCTGCGGAATCGGTTTTTCAAATCGGCCTGCTTTAATACCAATATCCAGAAGTTTTTCGCCGATCGTGGCATTACTGATGTGTCCCAGCTTTCCGGTTTCACGCTGGCGCAGGATATCAGCGATATCAAGGTTATTACTACGCCCAGTAGTATTAAGTACGTGAAGTTTGGCACTCTGGAACAGTGGCTGAGATTGCTGGACGAAGACGGTAACTTTGGTGTCGTGAAGCATGAGAAGCCGACGCATTTCTTTGATGGCCGCATGGTGCAGATCCATTACCAGCTTTTGAATACTCTTCAGCTTTCGCAAGATGATGTTGACCAGTTGGTAAAACCGTCGTTGGATTATCTGCGCATGATTCAGACAGATCCTGCGGTGCTGCGGTACCATATCAAATATATGGGCGGGAATGAGGAAATCGACAGCGACGGAATTACGACGACGAACGATGTGGTATATCAGATGTTGGGCGTTACAGATAAGTTTTCTCAAACGAGGCTGTACCACAACTTCAAAACCGACGTATCGAAGTCGTTCAAAAAAGAGCTGGCCCGTGGACACATTCTTGTAGAAGGGAACTATTCAACTCTGCTGGGAAACCCCATCGAAATGCTCTACTCTGCGATTGGGCAATTTGATGGTGAGAGTAAAATCGGAGTAGGCAATATTTTTTGCCAACAGTTTGCTTTTGATCAGACTATTCTCGGATCGCGCAGTCCCCATGTGACGATGGGAAATGTTCTCCTGGCGAGGAATACGGATAACGAGGAGATCCGGCAGTACGTCAATACCACGCGAGAGATCGTGTGTATCAACAGTATCGGCGAGAATATTCTTTTCCGGCTATCCGGTGCAGACTTTGACTCTGATACTATGTTGCTGACGAACAACGCCATCCTTATTCGGGCCGCAGAACGGAACTATCACAAGTTCCTCGTCCCGACCAGCATGGTAGACGCTAAGAAAATCGTGCGTCATTATACCAAATCAGATCAGTCTGATCTGGATATCAAAACATCGGTCAATAAGATCGGTGAGATCGTAAACCTCTCCCAAGAGCTGAATACGAAGCTGTGGGACGCGCTGAACAGCGGAGCAGATTTTTCCGAGTATGAGGAGCTTTACTGCGAGATTGCCCAGCTGGACGTTTTGAGCAACATCGAGATTGATAAGGCGAAGCGAGAATATGCCGTAGACAGTGTTGCGGAAATCAAACGGTTGAGAAAAAAATATGAGATACGCGACGATGATGGCCGGCAAGTAAAGCCCAACTTTTTCGGGAAGATCGCCCGCATGAAGGGCTATTATGACAGTGTAGGCAAAAACTATCGCTTCCACAATACGACGATGGACTTTTTGCAGCACAGCCTGAACTCTTACCGTACAAGCTATGCTTATACGTCATTCATCCCGTTTTCTGAACTGTTGGTAAACGACGCCTATCTGCAAAAATCTGTGAGCTATTCACAGGTCGAGCGGATCTTGGAGTTTGTCAGAGATATGAGATCTAAGATCCGGGCAGTTTGGGATGGAACAGACGAAAACCTGGATAACTACGGTAAGGCAATCCTGGTACATGAGATTCGGCAGGAGTATATCAACTATATTAAGTCACTGCGGATCAGTCCTCATACTGCATATCGGTTGATGCTCGCCATTGAGGAGCCTCAGAATAAAGATATCTCACGCACCTTGTTTTATACGTTGTTTTCGGCACCTAATCAGTGCTTTTTGGACTTGATTGAGCAGAGTCGGACACCCATTTCAACGTTGACTGAGGTTTCTGACGGCCTGTGGGACGTGGAAATTTATGGGTTCCATTTCCGTAGAGAAACGGCGATGTGCCCAAAAACAATGTCCGATAACTGTTGAATTTTCACAATTTTATACAGATTTTCGGGTTTGCTGGTCGAATAATTCTAAAACCACGTTGGGAACTTCCATTTGTTGTCGGGAGTTCCCAAGTCCTAAATTTGGTGTAATTTTGAGGGAGTACCCTCAAATTTATTAGAAAAGGATGGTTCTCGTGGTTCCTATTAACAAGACAGAGAAAGATCTGCTGGTCAAAGCGTTCCCTCCGCATAAGTATCCCCACTACTACTGTTATCCTCGGACGATGAAGCAGGACTCGAAGAGGGGTCATTATTTCTGCGTCGAATCCCCTGAGCTGCTTGCAAAGCTGAACGAAATTCGTCGTATGAACGTGATCGAGGAGCACAAGTAAATGGCAGTGCGGGAGCAGCGTGAGGTATATTCTCACGCGACGATCGACTGCTCCGATATGACGCTGACGGAGTATGACGTGAATGGTGCTCGGACTTACGATATCAAGGAGATCTTGGAGCGTTGGGCCGGCGTACCAAACATTGAAATTGAAATCAGGCAGAGCACGCTTCTGCCAGCAGAAGAGGGGTGAAGACATTCGTGAATCCAAAGTATGAACGCAGAGAAGGTGAGGATGCATATGAATATGGTCTTCGCCTAATCGAAATCAAAGTCGAACAGAAGCCCGACGATCTGGACTGGGAAGACATCGTTGAAGCAACTGGCATCGAATGCCATCGGGATAGTTTGAGAAAGGCGGCATCTGTAACGCCATACTCCGGCTATGCTGTTGCGCAGTATTTCAAGAAAAAGTATGCCGCTCAGGGTAATCCCGGCCAGGATGATTATATGGGCGAGCTAAACTGCAAAATTGCGGAGATGCGTAAAGAGGCCAAACGCTTCTATGACCAGCGCCGCGAGTTCAATAAGATGGTCGATCGGATGGGTCGTGAGGAAAATCTGGAAGATCGGCTCGTTAAGGCTGCTCAGAATCTGAATGAGTCTTTGCCGCTATCGGTTAATAAGCCGGACGACTTTTGTATGTTCCTTGGCGATGCTGAGGCTGTTCTTGTGTTTGCCGACTGGCATTACGGTATGGTAACGGACAATATCTGGGAGCGGTATGATACTCAGGTATGCCGTTATCGTGTGGAACGGCTGGTTGAGCGAGCAGTTGAGCGTATCAGGCTGAATAAATGCCATAGACTTCATGTCGTGTTGCTGGGCGACGCGGCTCATGGCTCAATACACACCAGTGCGCGTGTTGCCTCTGAGGAGCTGACGTGCGACCAGATCATGCAGGTGTCAGAAATTATGGCACAGGCGATCAGTGTTTTGGCCGATGAGGTTGAGCAGACAGTAGTTCACGCGACCTACGGAAATCATTTGAGAACCGTTCAAAATAAAAACGACAGCATTCATGCAGATAACATGGAGCGGCTGATCCCTTGGTGGCTTGAACAGCGGCTTCGTGATCGCAGTGATATCGTTTTCCCGGAGTCGGAGTATTACGAGTTCTTGTACTTCTCCGTATGCGGGTATAACATTTGTGCCGCCCATGGTGACTTGGACAACGTGAAAAACGCCGGAAAGACGCTGCACACGCTGTTCGCCAAGAAGTATTCCAGCGATATTGACTATGTGGTGTTGGCCGATAAACACCATAAAGAGGAGTTTGAAGAGCTGGGAATCGAGAGTATGATTGCACCCTGCTTGTGCGGTACGGATGATTATGCTAACGGAAAACGGCTCTACTCGACTCCGGCACAGCTGATGATGGTTTTCCGCCCCGGAGTAGGTGCGGATGCCTGCTATCAGATTAAATTGAATTAAGGAGTGGGACAATGGTTAAGGCCGATATCGTGTCCGCTCTGTGCGAGAAAGGCTACTACAAGAATCAGGCCAATGATGTGGTGGACGAAGTGCTCCAAATCATCAGAGACGCGCTGGTTCGCGGGGAGCAGGTGCAGCTCAGAGGTTTCGGAACCTTTGAGGTGAAAACCAGAAAAGGCCGCAATAGCAAAAACATCTCCACCGGGGAGATGCGGGTATCGAGCGATAGCAAGGTACCCACGTTCCGAGCCAGTAACAGCCTGAAAGAGGATGTTCGCGCCGGTACAGACTCGCAGCAGTGACACAAAAAATATAAAATAATTTTCTTTGTAGCTATTGACATCCAGAAATGCCTATGGTATCATATGACCATAGCAACAAAGAAAATCAACGAAAACAGCGCCGCCCCTAATAAGGGGCGGACATATGGGGCCATAGCTCAGCTGGGAGAGCGCCTGCCTTGCAAGCAGGAGGTCGGGAGTTCGATCCTCCCTGGTTCCACCACTATGCTGTATTGGCTAAGTTGGCGTTTGTGCGGTTCAGCTCATTACTTTTACTACTATCTCAGCCAAAAGCCTATCGGCTGCAGACGAGGTTTTTCGGACGTACAGCTATTACGGCAGATGCGTCTGCCGTAATATCGGGATATAGCTCAGTTGGTAGAGCACACGATTGATAATCGTGAGGTCAAAAGTTCGATCCTTTTTGTCCCGACCAGTCCCATTCGCCACAGGAATGGTATTTTGACCGAATGCCGATGACAAGGCGGGAGATACGGCTGTGGCACATATCTTTCTCTATGAACTGCAAGACTTCCCCTTCCGCGCGGCCGATAAGATTCGCCGTCTGGAATATGCAGGGATTGGGGAACGTGGTCGGGCAGCGCCTACGCCCGAACCGGTACACCTTGACAATTTCATATGGGGCCGTAATGGGTTCGACGGGGTTCTGAGAGAGTAAGACTCGCAGGTAGAAGACCGCCTCAAGGCTTAAACAAAAATGAAATGACAACGATACGACTGTTGTAATGATCCATCCCGCTTTTTCCGCTGCTCTTGCAGCAAAGGGAATTGCCGCCTGATGACGGCTGGATTCCAAAACGATGTACCCACTGACCGGGTAAACATCTGAGGTCGAAGATTCGGTCAGAGTATTGCAGTTTTCCTTGTCACTGTGAAAAGAAACAAGGTGGTGGAGGTGCATCTAACCGGTGTGCCCTGGGCGCGGAGTGACAACTGCTGATCCGCCCGTCTCAGTTTGAGGCGAATTGATAAAGTGTTGTCTATTGCGTAAGACTGTTTTATTCATGTAGGGATTTCGGACAGGGGTTCGATTCCCCTCGGCTCCACCAAAAGGTGCAAATCCGAACTCTTTATTTTTCGTAAAACACTGTTTCGGATTTGTTGTGCATATAGAGGAAGTAGGCTAAACGCTTGCTTCCTCTTTTTGCGTCAGCTTCAATTCCAGCACAGCCGCTTCGATAAGGTTTTCAATTTCTGCGGTGTTGAGAGTGAAGCCTTTGCTGTTCAAGAAATCAATAACATACTGCTTCTTTTCTTCACCCCTGCCAGCACCTACATAAATCATTTCAGCCGCTTCCACGGCAATGTTCACCCACATCATGATGTTGGAGAACTGCTCTGCGCTGAACTTGCTTTTCAGATAGGGAATCAGAAAAGCGGAGACGCAAGCGAGAATCAGAGTGATTACTGCGGTGATAATCTGAGTCAAATCAATCATGTTAATATCCTCCTGTTTCGTTGAAAGAATTTTCGGTCAATTCTACCTTGTTTTGCTTCATGAGCTTAATACGATTTTCTACCTTTGCCTTTGCGTAATAGAATCCTGTGCCTGTTGCGGTTTCTGCGGCAACTGCCGGAATAAGATATGCCAGCGGTGACAGGTCACAAGTTCTCCACACCATAATGAGAGTGAATACAATTACGACCACATTCACGATTGCCGCAAAAATAAGTATCTTCTTCGAGAACTCCAATTTTTCTTTTCTTCTGCGCCTGTATCTCGTTCTCACTATACCAACCTCTTTGTGTAATCGAGAGAAATCCAACCAGCACCGCTCTTGAGCTTGCCCCACTTCGTAGCTCCTGTGCCGTTTGCTTCATCGACAATGGTGTAGACACCCTTGTCCCGGATAACTCCGCTTACAGCATAATTTGTGCCAGCTCCCTTGCGAATATTGAGAGCAGAATCAGTTACCTTCACCTTGTAAGGTGTGAACACTCCGTCTTCCGTCTGAGATACACTGTTGGAGTAAACGACTTTGCCGTTTTCATCGAACACAGAATACCCCGGATTTTTGTCGGCACAGGCTTTTGCGAGAGACAGATTCTTGAAAGCACCCTTCTGACTCTTAGCGTCAGCCCATGTCTTACGGACACGATACAACGTAGACGTAGTGACAGGAGTCTCCTTATCCTCTCCTGCGGAAGAACCTCCAAGGATAGCGTTCACTTTCTCAGCGATTTCTCCGTGGCGGTTGTAGAGATAATCACCCGGACACGCTTTGTTTGCGAACCAGCGGTGAACAGTCATGTTCTGCTTATCCACCTGTCCGATAAGGGACTTGTCCGCTTTCCACAGGAGCTTCTTAATACCGTTACGCTTGCAAATGTCAGCCACCAGCTTAATGAGAGCTTCATAAGCCTTGTCGGTAACGGCATAAGGGTGAGAAGTATCGCTTGCAACCTCGATAGTGATTGCACGATTGTCGTTTGCGGCATTGGAAGAACACCAAGAGCGGTCTTTCTCCTCAACGGACAATCCGATAGAGCCGTCCTTGCCTACGACATAATTGGCAGAACACTGTCTGTCAGTCGTGGCGAAGTAATCACAGCCCTGTTTCGCTGTCCACTGCCCAACAATGCAATGAATGGTGATTGTGTCAATCACATGATTACGAGGGCTTGTGCGATTGTTCGTAAGCCGTTTGTATGTCACCAAAGGACTGTTTGTGTAAGCCATTTCTATTCCTCCGTTTCTCTGAGAGGTAGCTTGTCCACCTCTTTCATTATTTTTTCTGCTGTACCGTTGCCGCCGAGCTTCTCGTAAGGGACAAACAAGTAGTCATGAAGGTTTTCGTAATCGTCCTTCGTGATGTACCCCTGCTGTATGTAGCACGAGCCGAGGTAACAAATCCTATCGTGTCCGAGACCCTTGAGCATTTGTGCTTCCGCACTTTCTTTTCTGTCTCTCCTCTGAATCATTGCTGTGAGGAAAGCCCAAAACCCTGTGCTTGCAAACACAGCACCGATGATACTTACGATTATTGTTGTCTCTGAAACCATATCCTGTCCTCCTTACCGTTATACGGAATACTCTGTCCACCCGGCAGGATAGGTGTCGGGAGAATAGACATTACCGTCAATGAGGGATTCATAGAGGACACCGTTGTAGTCCACAATGTCTCCCCTGTTGTAAGCGTCATGCGCTCCTGTGGGCTGAGACCACACTGGATAACCTTCTTTGTCCAAGCCTATAGCCGTGAAAAGGGCAGGAACGATGTCGGGAGTCCAGTCGGCTTGAGAGGTGTGTTCTTGCACCACCTTATAGAGCTGTGGGTCTCCAACAGAGTTTTTTCCATAGGTCAGATACTCGTTCACTTTGTAGGTGACACCGACAGACCAAGGACGGTAGAGGTGTACACACACCAGTGCATTTTCCTCACTGAGAGTAGCTCCTGCGAAGTCCATTGCTTCTCTGATTGCTCTTGCATTTTCGATATAAGACTGTGCCATTATTCATTCACCCCCATAATTTCGAGAGCCGCTTTCATATCCTGTATGATACTTGCTCCCTCGTTGACTTCGAGCGTTCTGCCTGTCACCAGCCAGTCAGCCATGTTTGCTTCGATGTCCTCACGCAAGCCCTCACGCTCACGAATGACGAAAGTGTACTCGTCATATTCGAACATCTTGATTTCCTGTTCGGTCATTTCATCGACCACAGTTACCTCATTGATGTTCTCACGAAGCCTTGCTTCAACATACCCCGGAATAGGGCGGTAGCTTTCGATGTCAAGCACATTGGGCGAGACATTTCCTTTTACTCTCATTGCTGATTACCTCCTTCAACTTTTTGATGTTTACGGTGTCGTAATACTTCTCCTTCATAGCCTTGGAGTCAGTATGTTTGAAACAGGAACTTCGAGATAAGAACCCGGAAGCTATTCTGTACGACACAGGGCGGTTTTGCCGCTGTAGTTTTTGAATGAATCTGCTCTGTCTCATGAGTGCCAAAGCACGTCTCTTGCGAATCGTGGTGACTCTGATACCGAAGCAACGACCCACAAAGTCAATCTTTCTACCTCTGCAGTGCTTCCTGTCCTTGCAGTTTCGTTGAATACGGTAGAGCTGGTAGTCATGCTTCACAGTCAGACCCAATCCATTCACGAAGTCAATGACTCCGTACATTGCCTTGCGTAGTTTCTTCTTGTTATTGCCTATAAGCACCAAATCGTCAGCATAACGAATGTAGTGCTTCACACCAAGTTCCTGCTTGATGTAGTTGTCCAGCGGTTGCAAGTAGAACTCTGCAAACCAAGGTGAAGTGTAATTCCCAATCGGTATTCCCGGAGAATGGGAGTCAATCACCTTATAGATTATCTGTAGTGCTTTTTCGTCTTTGATTTTCTCTCGCAGACGAGCCTTGAGTTTGTCATGGGGAATCGAAGGATAGAACTTACTTATGTCCATCTTCACGCAATACTTAGCGTGTTTTATGTCCCTCATGGTAGCTCGTTCTGCCCCCTTGCAAGCGTGGTCGATACCCCTGTTTGGGATATTGGCACAACTCCAATGGTAGGACGATTTCATGAAGATAGGTTGAAGTATCTGCACGATTGCGTGGTGAGCGCACTGGTCGGGGTAAAAAGAAGGAATCTGTAGCTCCCTCTCCTTGCCGGACAGACCGTCCTTGATGATACGAGTCCTGTAGGGTGTGAGGAAATCCAAACGAATCAACCGCTCCGAGAGGTCTTTTGCGTAATAGTCAAGGTTATCGTTTATCTCCTTAACCACTTTGCGTTTCCTCTTGTGCTTCGAAGCATTGATGATAGCCTGTTTGCAGTTCTCCACTGAGACTATCTTTTCGTATAGGAAACCAAATCTTTTCATTTGCTTTTGTTTCTTATAGGGCTTTCGAGAAGAACCTACTAACCCTATCCCTCCAAACTATTTTTTACCAATGGGTACGGCGAGACAGCATTATTGTGTGTAGTGCTAACAAAAGTAGGCGAGAGCCAATGTTCGTGTTCGAATTGGACGAAGTATTGTTCAAATTAGCCGTAAACAGACCGCATTTCGAACCATTATCCCAATTACCGCCGTGTTGGAAAACTCGCTTTACTGTTCGCCTTAAAGACCTTATAAGTTCTTTTCCTTTACTGTTGTATGTTCACCCACTTATGTGGGGGAGAGAATCCCCCACACCCCCTTAGGAGGGGATATAAAGCAGGCGAGAGCCAATGCTCGGGTTCGAATTGGACGAAGTATTGCCCAAATCAGCCGTAAACAGACCGCATTTCGAACCATCAGCCCAATGACCGCCGTGTCGGAAAACCCTCCAACCTGTAGAAGACCAGCAAGCGTCACAGTCGTATGTGGACTCGCTACCACTGCCAGCGGCGGCAGGAAGCATAACGTGTTCGTTATCTCCTGTATCAAGACCTTCCTCTGTGATGTAGGAAGAAGACCAGTTCGTTGCTCCCTTGAAGGAAAGTGCGGTGTAGTTCGTTGCGGTATCGTCTGCGTACTTGGAAGGGTCATTGCAAACGTAGTAAGTACCATCGTTCCAGTTGACACCATCGACCCATTCCCAAACATTGCCCCACAGACCTTCGATACCTCTCCAAACAACGTCCACCTTACCGTCCGTTCCGGCAGGTCTGCCAGTGAGGTTCGCAACGCTGTTGCAAGAGCCTGTGCTGATTGCGGCACTATTACCGTCACAGTAACCTCTACCGATTGCAGACTGCATATTATTGGTAGCGAACTCTACCAACATCAACATCTGAATAGCAGAGAGGACAGCAACGTCCCAAAGACTCCAACCAGCTCCCTTTGCCTTTGCGTTTGAACGGAAGGTTGCTCTTGTCTGGTTCACCTGCGGACTTGCGCCGGAGACAGACTTGTTATTGCTGGAAGTCTTGTATGCGCCGACATAGATATAATCCACTTCGACACCAGCGTGTTTGAAAGCAGGGTGAAGCTCGAATCCAGTGGTCTTCTTGTCGGCAATTCGAATATGCTCGATATTACCCTCACGATAACGCTGGAAGTAGAACTTCGGAATCTTCACCATCACGTCCCCGGTAGAGAGGGTTTCTCTCACGATACCCGACCAAGGATAGCATTTGTCGAAATCACTTGCCCCGGCAGTCGTACCTACGGAAGCGGTGGCAGTCATACCGACAGCTTCATCAGTTCTCGCCCATACAGGGGAAGAAGCGGTCTTATCTCTGCTGATACCGTAGATTTTTACGAAGGAAAGCTCAACGCTTTCGGTCTGTCCATCGGAAGTGATAACCACATTGCTGGAAACGCTCTCGCCGTTCTGCGTGGCAGTAACAACCCATGTTCCGACTGCGTGTACCTTGAATTGATACGAGCCAGTAGAGGTCGTTGCGGTGTAGGTAGTACCTCCGCTCTTGCAAGTGAGCGTTGCGCCAGCCGGATAGGTCACGTTGATGGTTGCAGTGAAGTAGTAATAGGTTGCTTCGTAGTCAGTGGTAGCACCAGCCACGGAAACCTTGGAGACGGTGTTGTCCGGCTTGGAGTAACCATCTTCCGCACCGTACTCGATGTGGTAGGTATCACCGATAGGAACGGTGAAAGAACAGGTTCTCAGAGTTGCAGTCAGAGTAGCACTCTTTGTTTTCGTTCCGTCCGTTTCGTTCACACATGTGACAGACACGCTGTCGAAAGCGGAATCATCGTCAATATTGATTGTGATATTGACCTTTTCTCCGTCCGCAGGAGCGGCACTCGCATGATTGCTTTCATTCGTGGCAAGGTTGAAAACACCCTGCGTGGAATAAGGGAAAGCGGAGAAGTAATAGGTTTTTCCCTCAACGAGTCCTCCCACTACGAACTCCTCTGTCTCGTACTTTCCGAGTTCTTTGTTGTCGATTACCAGCTCCCCTTCGGAAGTGTTCGTAGGATAGCCAGTCTCGCTCATGCGAATCATGACACCACCAACGGAACAAATCAGATTTCCGTCAGAATAACTGTCTTCGGGTTCAAGAAATTTCAAACCGATTTCGGTCTTAGATACCGAGAAAGCGGTAAACGCTCTCATGTTGTTAGGGGCTTGACCAATCTTCTGCAAGATTTGGTCTACAGTCCATTTTGCTTCTGCCCAACCCATTATTTCACGTCCTCCTTAATACTTAATCCATCAGCACTGAATGTGATGGTCTTTGTCTTGGTAAGCACATCGTTGTCATAGAGCTTCTGAACGATGGTGCTGTCGGACACAAACTCCGTCTCGATTCTCTTAACACCGTAGGTCTCTGTGATGGTCTTACCGTCCTCAGAGAAAGTAGTGTTTCGAGCTTCGAAGCCGTCAGTTTTGATGTCCAGTGCGTTAATCTGATTCTGCAACTTTCCGGCAACATCTTCGCCCAACTGACCCTTGACGAACTCAAACCAAGTGGTAAAAAGTTGCTCCTGCTGATTCTCAAAATCAGTGATTTCCTTGCGGTAATCAGTCTTGATGGTGAGGATTGCAGAATCACCTTCGGCTTTCAGAACGTCAACGTACTCATTGAAGCCCTGCTGAGTCGCATTTGCGGTGTCCTCAAACAAACCCTTCTGAGTGTTGAAGTAATTCTGAAAAGCAGTGTAAAGGTCAGTGCCGTTCTCCACCATGGACATGAGTGTGTTCAGAGCTTCGTTCATGCGGTTTGCGTCCTTCGCACCAAAGAACGAGGTCTCCTTGTTGCTGTACACTGTCACGTCTTGGAAAGATACCGTTCCGTCCTCATTTCGGACTTCGTTGTATCTCTTGAGTCCGCTCCAAACAGCGTCAGTGTAATTCACAGGTAACAGTTCCCAAGCCATTTACAAGTCTCCTCCTTTCATTCCAAAGTTCCATGTCAACATTCTTCTCCCTTTCATCTCATTTGTGAGCCTGTCATAAAGGTCGAGGATTGCACCTTCCAGTCGATTCAGTTCTACGAAATCCATCGTATTTCCGTTATCTACATAAGTAGGCGCATTGCCATACGACCTTCGAAGGGAGTTTTCGTTCACAGTCTTGAGGTTTTCTTCGAGCTGATTGATTTCGTCAGCGTAGAAGTAATCTACCGGGGTTCGGTCAGCTCCGAGAGAGACAATGGAAAACTCGTCATAGAGTTTGATTGCCAGCTCCCGGAGATAGTCAAGGTTGTTCTTGATACGGTTGAAATCCACCGCATTGAATCTGTCCCCGGTGTAAACACCTTCGCTGTCAGACGAGCCATGCCAGTCTGTTTTCGGGGTTTCCCATGCCATACCTTAACCTCCTAACCTTCGAGCTGTGACCTTGCCCGAAAAACTTTGATTGAAGTTGAGGGTCTGTCGGTAGATAGTCACCTTCATACCATCGTGGAACTCGTTCTCTTGATAAACGATGTCGTTTACGTCCAGCTCCGGGTTTCCCCTCGTGTTATACTCGTACTCAATGCCGGAAGCATAATAGTCACCGAGCCATTCTGCGAGGTCTGTAGCCATTGCAATGTCGGACATGAGAGGATTTTCCCACTTGATTGTCCTGCCCCTGTTATTCAGAGACTTGACCGCATACTGCTCAACGATTTTGTATCTGTAGCCGAAGATTTCCAAACGATACGTTCCGGCTACATTGAACTGTACCTTGATATAGTAGTTGCCCCATTCCAAGATAGTGACACCGCTTGCGTCTTCGTCCACCACAGCTCTGTAATTGTAGGAAGGTTCACCAACAAAGAATGTGGTAATGTCACCAACGGTAACGGTCACTTCCTCACTGATAAGGCTTTCTTCCTGCACACCGTTCTGATAACTGTAGGCAGGAACGATAACCTCTTTTACAAGCTCCTGCTTTATTGCTTTCGGAGAGGAGGCCATGTCGTTTCTTGTCATGGTGAACTCAGTCACATCACCGAAACTGAAATTATTCAGCACAATTCGGTTCTGAGGTTCTGCTGTCTTCGTGAACTCGACCACCATGGTATCGAAATCGTCCAGCTCAGTATGAACTACTGTAACCTTGCTGATTTCGTTTTCTCCAACTTCCACCGTGTTCACAAGCTCACCGTTGTTGTAGGTGCGAATGATGAACGCAGAAGGGAGAGACTGTCCAAAAGTGAATCTTGCTCCGTAGTACATACAGGCAACTTCCTGTCGGATTGTGACCTTCGGGTTTTTCTCGAACTCACATTGCTCGTTAGAGATTTCCGCAGACACATATCCTGTATTACGAACACCAACACCGTTGCGAGGAAGGAAGAACATTGAACCGTCTGCAACGGCATAATTTGTTGCAAGAGAAGCGTACTCGTCCTTGACCTCAGTGTTCATGATGTTTTCTACATTGGAGTATTCCGCTTCGGTTTCAGCACTTGCCTGTGCTTCCGGGACGAAGGAAGACTTAATCTGAATCTTACCGAGTCTCGTCTGAGAGAGAACACATCGACAGGCATTTGCGATAATCTGCAACGCTTCTTTGTGCTGTACTCTCGGCAGAGGGTTTTTCGTGTATAGATTCTTGAGCTGTGGGTCAATATAGTAATCTGTGAAACCAGCGTCTCTCAGAACAGCCACAGCCAAATCGTAATAGCTGATACCGTTGCGGTTGTAAATTCCCTTATAGAACTCAGAGTCCATGTTTCGGAAGATGTCTTGGCAACGGATAGTAGCCGTATAATCGTCCGACTCCCATTCCGAACACAACAGGTTATTTCCGATAATCCACTCAATCTCGTCAGAGTCCGGGAGCTGATACCCATAATGGATTTGCATTTCCTGTCCTGTTTCAAGGAAGTTGATTGCGGATTTCGGATTGTCCACGTTGAAGTAGTGGTCGTAGTTCTTGAGCTGTACCGTGAAATCAATCTGCGGAACATCTGCTCCGATGGGAGACACATAGCTCTCAAGGGAAGAACTCATAACATCGTTGTTGTAGTAAACAAGACCGTAACCGAAGCGGATAGAGTAGATACGAAGTCTGCTCTGAGGGTTCTTCATGGAATAAACGACCAGCTTGACTTGTGTCGTGTTTTCAAGAACCTCCTCGGTTGTGAAAAGGGACTCGGTATTGTTTCTGTATTCAATTACTTGACCGCTACTGCTCACCATGTCGAAATTGACAGGGTAATTCTCACCGAAATTTATGGTGATACCCTTGAAGTCAGTAGCCGCCATATTTAGGTTGATAGTCAGTTCGAAGATAGCTTCCGAGAGGAGCTTTTCGCTGACAATACCTGTGTCGAGGTATGTATGCGAAGCGTTCCTGCGAGGAAGGAAGAACATCGAACCATCAACCTTCGTGAAGTTCTCCTCAAGCGTGGCATAGACTGTATCGTCATTGCTCTCACCAAAAATGTTCGAGCTGTTGGAATAGTAAGAGAAATCTCCTTCCTCGATTCTTGCCTTTGCTTGCGCTTCTTGGTTGACGAGTCCGAAAGAGAGCATGATATATGCTCTCTCTCGGAGAGGAGACTTCATGCTTTCTTTATAGGCTTTCGAAACCTTCTGCATAAAATCCCTCCTTTACTCTCCTGTGTCAACGAGATTGAACTTACAATTTCTATAATGGGTAGGGTGTCCGTTTCCATCGACCCAATAGGGTTCTGCACTTCTGTCACCCGGATACATCTTTATGGTTTTCTTACCAGTTGTAACAGGGTCGATGAATGTCACATACACGAAGAAGTGGTCGAGAATACTCAGTATGCGACTCCACTGTTCAGCGGTGAGCCAAGACCATTCAAGACCATCAATCTTGTATTGGTCTCGACCCACACGCTGACCCACCACAGCACCGTTGGCATTTCTACCAGCGTCCACAACCGTTGTGACAATGGGCTTTACCCCTCGCTTCGGAGGGGGTAATTCATATCCGTTGATAGCCAAATAAGACATTACCGCACCTCCTTACTTTGCGAATACATAACCATTGGCTTTCTGCTGTGTTGTCACAGCGTCAGATACAGTTCGGTTTCCAATCTGAACGATTGTCTGCTCCTTCTTGTCTGCCTGTCTACGCATATCCTCTGCCATTTGAGCCATCGTAGGTTCGATGTACTCTCTGTAGAACTCCTCCATACCTTCTTTGAAACCAGTGATAGAGTAAGACCTATTGCTGGTAACATCGGCGGAAATATCCTTGGCAAAGGAGTCACTGCTGTAGTATCTCAGAGCCGAAGTATCAACTGCGAAGCTCATGACAGGGCTTACACTGGTGAAGGAATCCGCCCAACTGCTCACAACACCCTTCGTTGTTTTACCGAGAGAGGTAATACCGATGTTGTAGCCGAGAATCGTGTCCTCACCAATTCGCTTGAATACCTTGGAAGGAGAGTTGGAATCCAGCTTTTCCTTGAACCAACTGATAATCGAAGCACCCCAACTGCTGATTGTGCTTTTACAGGTGTTATACAAAGCACCGATACCGTTCTTGAAACCCTGCACTACGTCAGAAGCAATGCTGTAGAACTTGTCGTAGGAAACGTAATCCGTAAACCAGCTCTTTACATTCGAACCGAACGTAGTCATTGCACTCTTTGCCGCTGTGTAGTAGTTCGCAACACGATTCTTGAATCCATCTACGATGTTTGTCGCATAGGACTGAAATGTGGTGCTGTTGATACCTCCGAAAGAAGTCCCGGAGAACCAGTTCTTCACATTGGAAGCCCAAGTGGTAATCGAGGATTTTGTAGAGGTGTATGCGGTGTTGATTTTATCCTTAAATCCTGTAACCACGTTATTTGCAAACGTAGCGAAAGAGGAAGAATTTACACCGCCGAAAGAGCTATCCGTAAACCAGCTTTTCACACTCGAAGCCCAAGTTGTGACACTGTTTTTCACAGTAGCGTAAGTGGAACTCACCTTGTTCTTGAATCCCTCGATTGTGTTGTTTGCGAAGGTTGCGAAGGTCTCTCTGTTCACACCTCCAAAGGAAGTGTTGGAGAACCATTCCTTTACCCCGGAAGCCCATGTGGTGACGTTTGTCTTGACGGTTGTGTAGGTATTGCCGATTTTATCCTTGAACCCGGAAACGATGTTTCCACCGATTTCCTTGAAATTCTCAACGATACCTCTGCCATCTGCACCCTTGGTGAAGAACTCTACAACCTTGGAAGCCCATTCGGAGACCGTACTGAGCATATTTGTGAATCCCTCGATACCCTTCAACAGACCAGCAACAATGTCTTCACCGATAGTGGCAAAGACTGTAGAAGGACTGTGAATACCAAGTGCGTCCTTAAAGCCCTGCACGAAACCGTCAACGAAGTCTGTAATCTTCGTCCAAATGGTCTGCAAACCTTCCCAAATACCGTCAATGATAGACGAGCCGATTTCGGTAAACTTCTTCCAACCGCTCTTGACAGCCGCTTCGATTTTTCCCGGCAGAGCTTTGAAGAACTCACCGATTTTCGTTACGACATTCGGAATAGTTTGAGTGAAGAAGTTCGGCAAAGTAACAGTGAAGAATTTTGTAAAGGCACTCTTAATGCTGTTCCACATTTTCGAGAACCAGTTCGGAATCCTCACCGTAACAAAGTCAACTGCGGACTTCCAAGCGTTACCGAGGGACTGTCCAAGCTCGTAGCCGAGTCCATACCAGTCGAAGTTCTTGAAAGACTCCCACTGCTTACTGAACCAGCCAGTAAACTTGTTCCAAATCCCCGGAATCGTCTGAGTAAAGAACTTTTTCACAAAAGCTGTGATTTCGTCCCACTTCTGAACGACAAGGATAACACCGTCAGTCACCAAACCGACTGCAAGACCAATCAGTGCGCCGATACCAGCACCTATCGGACCTCCGCAAGCACCTATGATTGCACCGATACCAGCACCAGCCGCAGTAGCACCAGCCGCAGTCAGCGCACTACTTAACCAGTCGATACCGTTTTTAATGGAGTCATAAATTCCTGTAATCATTGCAGGAATACCAGCGATAATACCGCCGATACCAGCTCCGATTGCCGCACCAGCCGCACCAGCCGTAGCAAGACCGAGGTTTGCCGCCGCTGTTTCAAGAGCTGTCGCAACAGTGCTTCCAGCAAATGCCGTTGTAATCCAGTTCGCAACTGCCTTACCGATGAACGAAGCACCAATCGTGAGGAAAGTACCTCCTCCCAAAATCTGTGCGAAGTTCATGCCATTGAGTTCGTTCTGAATAGCGTCAATGATACCAGCCGCTTCGAGTGCGATACCTCCGATAGTCAGACTGATACCTATGGATAACGTCAATGCGTTTCCGAGTCCTGCTTTTTGCAAGGTTTTGATTGTCTCAAGAGCAGAAATGACTCCACGAGAGATTTTCCATGCCGCCAAACCGATAGCGATTGCTCCGACAGTGGTTAAAATCCTTCCGAGTCTCGTATGGAAGAAATCGCTCCAAGAATTTATTTCCTCAGTCAGACCGAGCCATTCCTTCATTTTTCCAAGGATTTCCTCAACCTTGTCACTCACAGCGTTACCGATGAAGTCATAAGTAGGAAGCTCGAAACCAAGACCCTCTCCACCTCCGATACCACTGCCGCTTCCACTGCTGGAATCGTCTTGAGGGGAGATAATGTTCAACTCGTCAATACCAAGCAGAGCGTTTTTAACTTCCTTCGCCTTTTTTCCAGCGTCACCAAGATTGTCAGCCAAATCGCCAGCACCACCAGCGGCAGTGCTGAGTCCGCTGTAATCAATCTCCGGCAGTGCAAAACCAAAAAGGCTTGCAATAGCGTCAGCCACAAGTCTGATAGCTTTTGCCAATGCGATTGCGTAAGGAAGGACTGCGTTCAGCATAGGGATAAAGATGTTACCGAGCGCACGAGCCGCTTGGTTCACCTGTGCTTGCAGAATACGAAGCTGGTTTGCAGGAGCTTCCAAGGTACGAGCCATATCGCCTTGAGCAGTAGTGACCTGTGTCATAATTGCGTAGTAACGCAACTCTGCCTTTTCAGCTTGTGTCATAGCGTTGACACTCTTGGTGATACCGAGATTCAATGCTTCCTGCTGTAATCTCGCCACGGACAGGTCATAACCAAGTCTACGGAGAGGTTCAAGTTCGCCGGAAATGCCGGACTGCAACTTCTGAAAAGCGTCTTCATAGCTGATATTGAAGAAGGAAGACAGGTCGTAACCGAGCTGAGTAAGATTCTTACTCATGGTGTACGCTCTATCGTTCACAACACCGAAACCAGTTGCCAGTGTCATGAATACACCTTGATTTCTCAGCCATTCAGCAGGGTCAATACCCATAATTTCTGCGACATTCTCAGCATACTTCTGAGCTTCCGCCGCATACTCACCGAGGGAGACCGTGAACAGGTTCAAGCTCTCAACGTACTCATTGGATTTCGTAATCCAGCCAGCAATAACGCTTGCGATACGCTTCATAGCCACAACCGCAATACCGATTTTCGCCGCAAGGTTGGCATAGCTCATGGAAGCCTTACCGTTTGCCGCACTCAGATTGTTCGTCTGCTGAATCAGTCTTTGCAGTCTCGTAGGCAGAGCGGAAAAACCGTTTGCGATAGACTGCATTTGCGTTGCAAGAGGAGCGAACGCATTTGCCAACTGCTGAATCTGAGAAGCAAGCGAACCAATGTTCACAGACTGCAATGCCGCTACCGCTTCCGGGAGCTTCTTCAACTGAGTGATGAAAGAGGTGAGGTTATTCTTACCCATCTGAGTCAGAGGAGTGAAAGCAGAAATCAGCTCACGAATCTGAGAACTCAGACTACCAATACTCACACTGTTGAGAGCCTGTACCGCTTGCGGTAATCTCTGCAACTGAGAAATAAAGCTATTGAGATTTGCTTTGCCAACGCTCGTCAAAGGAGTCAGAGCGGAAGCAAGGTCTCGGAGTACGGAGAAGTCAGTGCCAGTCAAAGACTTCACCGCATTTCCGATGTTTGTAATCTGTGTTGCCACAGAAGAAGACAGCTTGAGGTTTCCTATGGAGGAAAGAGTCTGCAAGCCTTGTGCGAGTTTGTTCAAATTATCGGCATTTGCACCGCTGACACCGTTCAATGCGGTATTCAGAGTAGTGAGCTGTTTCGCAACAGCGGTCAAGCCGACACCGCCTTTGACGGCGGACTTCAACTTACCAAGAGAGGAAGCAAGTGCGTCTATGCCACTGACCGCAGAAGTAGCACTCGATTGTACTTCAAGTTCCAACTGTTCGATTGTTGTAGACATTTTCCTCACTTCCCTTCAAACTTTTTATTGTGCATTGCCATAAACCCTTCCATCATTTTCTTGCCCTTGTCGAATACGTTCTTAGCCTTTTCCTCCTCTTTGAGTTCAGCCTGTTTCTCAGTGAGAGCATACGCTTCCGAAAGATAAGGAATCGGTTTCGTACCCTTCTTGGCAAATGCGTGAAGGAGAGGGGAAACACGGCACAAAGCGTCATAAATATAAGCACCCTGTAGCCACATTTCTTGATTCTTTCGATTCATTCTGAGTTCATCAGCCTTGCGATAAGCCGCTACGAGCTGACAGTCCTTGTCCCAATACTGCTCCTCAGTCATACCGATTGCGAGGTAATGGGGGAACAACTCATTGAATTTCTCTGTGTAAGTTTTGAGGGGAGCAGTGGCAGAATCACCACCACTCCCCTCAGTGGAGGACAGCAAGTCACTTACCAAGTTGCTGTCCAGTTCACGTTTCCCTTGTCTTCCTCGGGTTCTTCTACGAGAGCCATGATGGGTTCGTTGTACATTTCTGCCAGCTTCCCAATCAAATCCTCCTTCTTGGTAAGTTTCGTGTAGATGTTGTTGATTACGTCTTCCTTGACGAATCTGTGGTGAGCAAGGAACGCACCAGCAAACAGAGCAGGGAGAGTAGTCATGGGCTTGTCTGTGATGTCAGAAGCAATGAACCCTTTCTTCTCCATTTCCGCAACCGTTCTGCGAGTGTACTCCAAGGTGTATTCCTTGTCCTCAAAAGTGAAAATAAGCTGTTTTGCCATTTGTCTGTCCTCCTGTTATTTGTTCTTACTCCGCCATGCTGATAGGAGTGGAAGGAGCGATAGTGACAGTCATGTCAACTACCTCATTCACACCGCCACCAACAGGGAAAGCGGAAAGCTGACCCTTGAACTCGAACTTGCCGTCAGTGCCAGTAGGAGTGAGGACATTTGCTTCCTCAGTACCACCGAACCAAACAGCAAAATCGTGTTCCACACCCTCAAGTGCTTTCAGCTTCGTGAAGTCTTCCTTGGTGTAGTTCGCAGTGAACTCAAGAGCGTCAAGAGACTGAATACCGGGAATGTAGGTCTGCATTTTGTCGGAGAGAGTCGTAGTCTCCAACATTTCGGGCGAACCGCCCAAATCGGGAAAATCCTTGATGCCAATGAGCTTCTCGTAGGAAGCGTCCTTTTTCATCATAAGGAAAATCTTATAAGTAGAAATTGCCATGATTTTTACCTCCTGTAGATGGTTTTGTTTTTGGAAACGACTGCTCGGTATCGTCCGAGCATACGATAGATAGTAGCTCCGTCTTGGTTCGGAACAGGTTCAAGCATTGTCCTCGTGAAATTGAGACCCATCATCAAATCATCAATGAAAGCCGCAATCTCTTTGCACTCAGCTTTTTTGCCCTTGGTTTTGTTGGAGTAAACATTCAGTTCATACACAACAGCCGCATGGTTTTCTTTTCCTTCCGTTGTCTGTGTGTTTCGAAATGTTGCGTTATCCACCTCAACCAGTGATACGCAAGGGAACGAGGAGGGAGATTTTACATACTCACCTGTCATGAAGATAGAGGGAAACTTCTCTCTTACCTTCCCGGACACTTCGTCAAAAATCTCATTCTCAATGTCAATCATTTGAACACCTCCCTCGCAATATCGGCAATCTCGTCACAAACGGTTTTCATAGCATTGTACATAGGCATAACAGCCGGAGTACCATGCGTGAGACGGAGTTCTCCGTCTTCGTAGAATCCCCACACCTGTTTTTTACCCATTCCCTTGCCGTAGCCGCCTATCGTGAAACCAAGCTCAGAACCCTTCGGGTGAGGGGAGCTTCCGGCAGAGCCGTTGTGATATACACCAGCACCGAACTCCACCCAAATTGCGTCTTCTCCCTTCGCTATAACTACAGACACGTCACCTCGTTCATCAACTGAGGTTTCGACCTGTGCCTTACGGACACCGCCGCTGTCCTGTGTCAAATCGTCAACGATTGCCCCGGAGAATCCGCTTGCCGCAAGAGATTCTATACGCTCTGCGACCTTTTCCCTAAGAAGTTCTGTCTTTGCAACGAGGTCTCGCTTGTACTGCTCAAGCTCCTTAATCGCCTTGTCGATTTCTCGAACTGATAATCCGAAACGAATGACCTTTTTACCCACTGACATTCACCTTACTTATCGCAATCGAAGTCACGTTCAAACTCTTGGCTACCTTTTTCACAACGTAGTCATGAGGAGTATCGGTAGCACCGTCCTCCTTGAGTTCCGGGATAACATCGACCCAAAGGATAGAGTATTCGTCAATCGAAGGAGCGTCAGAATCCAAGACAATCACTTTGTCATAGGACTCGTTTTCTCCAAACTGACGAGTCTGCGTTTCTCCCTTTGCAGCAGATATATTTGCGGAAAACTCTATCGGATTACCATGCTTCACTGCGTATTCACCAGTGACGTTTCCATATTCGTCAGTGATAGCTTCCTTGCCCTCGTAGAGAGCGTAGAAGAACTTGACCTTGTTTCTCTGCATACACCTCATGAAATCACCCCACAGTAGGGAGTAATCGCTTTCAGCATAGAAGAAGGAACGTCCGCACTTTCGTACTGCCTTGTCACACCGTTTTCAGTGTGAGAGGTCTGACCTTCCGCACCTCGCTTGTTCAGCATATATGCGGCAATTTCGACCTGTAAGTAACTGTACTGTGCCGGAACTTCGGTCACATCATTCTGATATGGAAACGCTTTGGCGATAATCTTGCCCCCGGCAAGTTTCAGATAGGCGGACAACACTTCGTCAGAGTCAGAGCTACCGACCATTGCCTTGAGAGCCGCCAGTTTTTCATCGTTCGTCATGTTGTCACACCTCCTCGCAGTTATTCCTCAGTCTGAGGTTCGGGTTCTCCCTCGCCGTTTTCCGGGTCGGGAGTCTGACCCTCGGCAGGGTTCACAGGAGCTTCCTCGATGAACACCTTGCCAAATTTGTTCTTACCCTTTGCCAGCCCCTCGATACGAGACTTGCTCGGCTTGTAGCCAGCTACAGGGTATTCATCACCCACCCGATACAGGTGGTTGTCGTTCTTTGCGTCACGAAAATCGCTTACAACCTTATACATTGTTCTGTCCTCCATTCCTCACCGATTACACAGAAGGTGTAACGGTGATTTTCACAGCCTTGGTAGCGTCAGTGAGAGCGGCGAGATAATACTTACGAGAGAAGATGGTGTTCAGACGAGTATTAGCCGCAATCTCGGAACGAGCGTTCTTGGTAATCTGCTCGATTTCCGTACCCTTCTTGTTGAAAAGAGTAACCGCTTTCTTGGTTGCGATAATGATAGTGCCGGAAACAGCGTCCTTCTTGGTGTACAGGTTCACACCAGCAACAGTACCGACATAACCGTTACGAGAGAAGGACTCAACGTACTTGAGGTCTTCTTTCAGAGCCTTACGAACCTCAGCCATGTCAGCCGCATTGACAAAACCGAAGATATTCACACCCTCGATTTCCTCAAGGTTCAGCTTCGCCACAGCGTCAGCGAAAGTTCCAAAACCGTAATCGGTAGCTTTAACGGACAGACTTGCCTTGTCGAACTCGGCAAAAATGTCGGCATTGACGGTGTTGAACATATCCGTACCCATGTGGCGAACACCAACAGGAACGAGCATAGGGTCAATCATAGCCTGTTCGTCATAGTATTCGAAGCGGTTCTGAGCAAGAAGGATTTCGTACTCCTTCTCAGCGTAAGAAACTTCGATGGACTTGCTGTTGCCGACACTCATGGTCAGTTTCTGAGTACCATCGGTAGCCTTGTAGACGTTAATCTTACGCTTCATACCAGCTTCGCCCACCAGCGAATTATCAACAGTACAGAACTGCTGTAAATTGAGGTGGGAATTGAACTGGTCTTCAACCTCGTTGGAGAGGAAGAAATTGTCATAAATCTTATGAGCCATAGTTAATTACCTCCATAAAGTTCTTTGTATTCTTCCGGGTGTTCCTCGTAGAAAGCGGCACGTTCCGCAGGGGACAACTTACGGAATTTTTCGAGAGTCATAGTCTTGGAATCCCCATCGGGGGTAGGTTTCGGTGTATCTTTGAGGGCTTCTGCACGAACCTTCTTTTCGAAAGCGGTTAAGTGCTTCTGCTGATTGATGAACACCTTCTCAGAATCACCGTCCGCCATAGCAGTGGCAGTTTCATCGGCAAGGGCTTCATCGTACCCAAGTGCGAGGAGCTTTGCCTTATGCTTGGAAATCTCAGATTCACGCAGGAGCTTGTTGTACTTGGACTCCAATTCCTCACGTTCCTCTTTTTCCTTCTGCTTTGCCGCTTCGTCCTCGGTCATTTTCTCCCTCAACTGCTTTTTCGCAGTTGCCAGCTCGGAAGCTGTCTTGTCGAACTGTTCCTTCTTCACAAAGCCGGAATAGTCCGGGTCGGGAACGTCAAATTCTTCGAGAACTTTCAGCTTCTCCTCGGCGGTCATGGTTTCGTAACCTTCAATCTGTGTTACATCAATCTTTGCCATTTTGGTTTCCTCCTGTCTTTTCAGTTCTTCTGTGAACATTTCTTGCGGTTATAGACTTCTCTGTCTTTTTGCGATTTACGTCTTCTCTGACGATATTCAAGCGGCGAACCGCTCAATTATTTGGGTCATTATCCGGGTCTGGAGTCTGTTCAGCCAGCTTTTTCTGCTGTTCCTCGTAATATGCCATGCTCATGGTGTAGGCACTTTCCGGGTCGGTAAACATACCGCAGTGAGAGAAAGCCAGCATAGGGTGAATCTTCGGTTGCTGTAGCATGGAAGTAAGCACTTGAGACTTACTCTGAATCGCTTCGTAGTTTCTTCGGGTGAACTTCATGTCAATGTCCTTCAAACGAAGGTCAATGTCACTGAGGTCACGACAAATGCGAAGCACCAGCTTGAGCATTTTCTTCTCAGACCTTTTGAAGATATTCTCACTGTCTTTTGCTCTCGCTTCTGCAAGAGACCAACCATCACGAAGAAGCACCGCCGCACCTGTGTCGGAAGTAGAAGTACCTCCGTTTCTGTTAGGCATACCGCAGATAGTGAGAATCGCAGTGTACAAATCGTCTTTGAGGGTCTGAGTCTGTGTCTGATTCAGTTCCTTCACAACGAGGTCAACATCAATGTTTCCTCCGTTGTCGTTAGGAGGAACAAGAATTGCACCCTCCTCCAAAAACTCCTTGTATTTCTGCTTGTCGATGTTGCAACCAATGAACTTCCAAAAAGCCTGTATAAACTGCTCAATACCGTCCATACGGTTGGACTCGACACCATTGATTGCGTCCAACAGAGGAAGCACGATTTCGAAAGAGCCGAGACGAGCATTATTCGCCGGGTATTCGAAAATAGGAATCATGTCGAGAGCGTGTGGCTTGGACTCCACTTCGTTGATAATGTCACCATCAATCAGCCAGTAGTAGTTGTCTGTATAGACTGAGTAATGAACCACATCGTTTTCATCGGTGCTATACTTGACACCCATCAAAGGCTTGTTTCCAACATCATTGGAATACACAACGAAAGAGTTGCGAGGGTCGAGAGTGTACATTTCAAATGGAGACTCGTCTTCCTCGGAAGGTTCATCGGGAAGAACCAAACGATATGCCGTTCCGCAAATCATTTGCCATTCGACAATCTCTTGGTCTTGTGTAGCTTTGTCTTCTGCGAACATAAGCTCGTTTAAAGCAGAGATACCTTTTGTAACAGCTTCATCAGCACTGCGTCCGATGTACTGAATAGGTTCTCCGCAGAGATAACCGACTTTGAAGGAGACAATCTCATTCGCTCGGTTTTCCACAATCTTGTTACAGATTTCCGGGCGAACTTCTTTGACACGATTGAGAATCGGTTGCTTGCCACGATAGTAGTCCCACAGATACTCAATCTCACTTCGATTCATCGAGTGAGTATTCATAGCAGTTGTCAGAACATCAACCACGTTGTCCCTCGTGATTCTTCTCACACTGGACTTGATAACACGTCTTCCGTTCATTTGACGAGTCTCGCTCGGAGTCTTGGAAGTATCGACTTCGTTTGCCATGACTGCTCCTCCTTTCCTAAAAATTAAAAATAGCGCATGACTGCTGGATAGGCTTCCGCCATACTCGCAATCATGCGCCACTTGTTTTTATATACATTTTTACTTTTACTATTATAACATAGTAATTCGTAAAATGCAAGATTATAATTCTTGTTTTTAGAATTTTTTGTGGAAAACTATGTGGAAATTGTGAATTACCACGGTCTTTTGAACACCTCGACCTTCTGACCGCTCAAACTCTGAGCATATTCCGCCAACATTGCCATGCCGTCCGGCACATCATCGTGCTTGTTCTTGCCAGCAACGGTGTACGAGCAGAGCATATCCATCATTTTTCCGTAATCAGACTTCTTCTGATAGAGAGAACTGTCTTTGAACAGACAATGCTCTTTCACCCAAGCACTATTGACAATGATTTTCGTCTCTTTGTTTGCTGTGGTGAACTTTGTGGTGATGTGAGTAATGCCGCCTTTTTTCTTCACGTCCTCTTGAATCTTTTCAGCCACACGTCTTCCGGCAGAGTTTGACTCAAATCGGCAGGACTTGACCTTCCTGCGGACGAGAATTTCAGTCAATCGAGCGTCAACGATGTTCGGAAGACCGTTGTCGCATACACAATCCTCGATATAGTAGTCCTGTCCATAAACATAAGCCACAGGGAGGAAAGCGTAGTCAGCACCTTTATCCTTCGTATCGCAAATGCCGATAATTGCGTCCGGGTCTTCCGAAGGAAGCTCGAAATAGCGGCGAAGTTCGTCTTGAGAGTAGACCAAACCCTCACGCTCAATAGGTTCGTTCATATACAACGCTCTCCACGACACATCGTCCATGATGTTTCTCTGCTCATGGTAGACTCTCGTAGTGAATCCAACACCGTAGGCATAATCAAAGTTGGACTCGTCATTCTCGTTAAGGGCAGGAATCACGATGAACTTCGCTCGGTCACTGTCACCATATTCACGTTCCAGTCTTCCGATAACGTCATGGACAGACCATCGAGTAGCAATGTGAAGCTCTTTGCAGTGGTCTCCGATTTTACGCTGTCTCAAGTCTGTGGTGTATGTCTCCCACAGCTTGTCGAGACGTTCCTTTGATAATGCCACCTCGATACCCGACACCAGATCGTCACAGTAGAGCAAGGTTGCCGCACGATACAAACCAGCATTACCAGTACCAATAGAGGTGAACTCCAATGTCTCAAAACGCTGACGTTTGTCGAGGTCGATACGACAGTCCTTCGCATTTGTGTTCGTGACTTTAATGTCCGGGAATACCTCGTGCCACAGGTAATCGCCGTTTCTATCCATGATTCTCAGACATTCGTCATAGACACCACGAACAAAGGAGTTCGAGTGGCTACCTGTCAGCATAGGGTCGTTCGGAATCTTACCGCCGAGCCATGTGAGGAAGAAAATCGCCAATGTGGTTTTTCCGCTACCGGGAGGTAGAGACACCGCCAGTAAGTCAAGTTTATCATCGGCAAGCTCCTGTAGAGCGTCAACTACCTGTTTCAGAACCTTCCTTCGAGGAGGGTAGAACTTCTTCTCCGGGTCTCTGTTCCATTCCACATAGAGAAGATAGGAGTCAAAGTCATACTTTGCGGCGGCAAAGCACACTCTCTTGTGCAAATCATAGACCTGTATAACCTGTTCCCCAGAGAGAGACCTGTTTGACATTGTTTTTTCACACAGAGCGGATAGCTTTCTGAGATATTCCACACCGAGAGGAATATCCGTTTTCATTGCTTCCTTGCTCATGTACAGCAAATCCTCCATAGTCTGAAAATCGAAAGATTTCAGACTCTTTCGGTAAATCGTTTCCAGTAATTTTTTCATAATACCTCCAAAAAGAAAAAGCGCATGACTGCCGAGACCGAAGTCTCAATCGCAATCATGCGCCGTTCATATAGTTTCACGACATCATGTTCATGATTTCGTGGTACAGACTTTCTTTCTTATTGACCCACTGCTCGTGAAGAAGACCGTCACTCCAAAGAAGTCTTACATTCACTCTGTCAGAGCGAACAGTCCGGGTCGAGCCAACTGTCCTCTGTGTGCCGGAGAGACCTCCCACAATCGCTCCCGGTGTGCCGAAAGCCAAACCTCCAAGCAGGAATCCTCCGATGGAAGCTCCGCCATGAGTTTTCGACAAGTGGACTGTTTCTACATCGTTTTGCAAATCAACGACTGCCACCAGTTCATACGGAGTGTTCCCGGAGATACCGAAATCAATGTCCGGGTGAAGCTGGTTCAGCTTATCCACGAATGTCTTCCAAAATCTTCGGCTGTCATTGCTGTGTCTGCGGAAGACAACCCTCACATTGCACACGTTTTCCTTCTCGTGGTAGAAAAACTGAGCGGCGGAGGAGAGGACTGTTGCAAAACCCTTCGCTCTCCATGTGCCAATATCGTTTTTATATGTCCCACCTATGGCTGAGACAACCTCACGCACCACACCGATGGTCTGTTCTTTCGGTAATGGGCTTTGAAATACATAAATCATGCTCATTTCCTCCTGTTGAAGTAGTAAAAGTAGTTGTTCTTCTGATTTTGCGTATAATTCTTCTTATAGGACACCCTACAGGCGAAAGTTTACGCAAAAACTGATTTTTAACTACTTTAACTACTTGATTTGCTGATACCATACTTCTTGCAGTTACGGAAAAACGTAGATTCTGACATATTGGACTCAGCAATAGCGTCTTTGAGAGCCATCTGTCCGCTCGACCACCGTTTCGCTATGACGAAAAACCTGTCAGTGACCTCGATTGGCTTGCGACCCTTGTATTTTCCCTCTGCTTTTGCAATCTCGATACCTTCACGCTGACGTTCGAGGGTGTTTTCACGCTCAAGCTCCGAGAGTCCGGCGAAAACAGTCAGCATAAATCTTCCCTGTGGGGTGGTGGTATCGAGCTTTTCCTTGTCAGAGACAAGATTCACACCACGTTCAGTCAGCACCGAAACCGTGTTCAACAGGTCTCGTGTGCTTCGTGACAATCGGGAGAAAGATTCAATGTAGAGGGTGTCACCTTCACGCAGGAAGGAAAGCATTTCTTTGAACTGAGGTCTCTCGGTGTTTTTACCACTCAACTTCTCGCTGTAGATTTTCTCCACACCAAGGGACTTCATGAGTTCCATCTGTCTCGCCGGATTTTGGTCTGTGGTGCTTACTCGTACATAACCGACCTTCATGTACACACCTCCTGTTACTGCTCTCGCTTGATGTAGGTCAGCTCAATGTCATAACCAAGAGCTTCCATCATTTCAACGAAAGTCTTGTTGACGAGACCGTCCTTTTTCTTAATGACCCTGTTGACGTACTGTCCAGTTGTTCCGATTCTCTCAGCGAGGGTCTGCTGTGTGGTGTGGGTCTCAACACACTTGACCTTCACATCGAGTTCGATATTGTTGCGTACCATGTTTTACCTCCTTAAACAACATTCAGAATTTGATTTACAGAATCAGTGAGAGTGTAACGAGTGATTTCTTCCTCACCCATGCAGTTGACTCCCTCACGCATGAGGAATACATTCTCGCCAACCTTCTTCACTGTCATATCAAAGGGAACAGGTACTCCCCAAGTGAGAAAGTTCCACTTCGACCACTTTCCGTCACGCTTGGTCTTGTATTCAGCCATCATGTGATATTTCATGTAGTCGTTCGTACCACGGACGGAATCGTTTGCTTCAACGAGCTTATTCATTTCCTGCTCAGATACAGTCTTTTTCATAGGGATTACCCTCCTTAGTCTTTGTGGGATAAGTATAACACGAGAAAAGGTGATTGTCAATACAAATAAGATAATATTTTGTCCTTTTTGTTTCTTTTTCTATTTTTCGGCTACTCAGACAACTCCCTCCGGCTTCGGCGGCTGTCCGCCGTCCCCCTCCGGGGTTCAGTCCTCCGGGGTTCAGTCCTCCGGGGTTCAGTCCTCCGGGACGCTTCGAAGCTGTCCGCCGTCCGCCATCGTGCGCCGCCTGTCTTCGTTTCGCTGTCTTTGGGGTGTGTCTTTCTGTGGGTGCGCTGTCATAATTCGAATGCAGACCCAAACGACACCAGCCGCCGCCCCTGTCGATAGAGTACACCCCAACGACAGCAGGACAGCAGGAGCAGACACCACACCAGCAGAGCCACAGAGAGCCGCACAGAGGGCAGAACACCGCCGCCAATACAGGAAACACCACCAGCACAAAGAAAAGCCCCGGAACGCTTCCGGGGCTGTCTGTGTGGGCTTTATTTCGACTGTCTCAAGATTTCGCCAAGTAGCACGAAGGGAAACAGAATCAAGCAAATGAGAACGAACATTTTAACACCTCCTCACGCAAAAGTGAAACGCTTTATTTCGGTGGTCTTGGTGTACTGTGTCGCAATGTCCGGGTGTCCCTTCTTCAATGCGGCGGTGTCAATTCGGGAGCTTATCGCCGTTTTATAGGTGGCTTTGTGTTCGTCCCCTGCCAGCGTTTCAAGCTGGTTTTCGTTCATGTACTGCTTTAACTGGTCTTTGAGGGCTTCCACCATTGCGGCGGCTTCCTCCTGTAGCCGGGTATATTGCGCCAGCTCTCGCATTGTCTCGTTGATGTTCATATCATGCGACCCCCTTTTCTACGCTGTAAAAATCGCTGTGTTTGCTGTGGTGTCCGCTGGTCTTATATCCGCAATCTTTCAGAATAGACCAAAAGCAAGAAGCACCAACACCACCTTCAAAATAAGGTAATACGGAATAGCTCGAGCCATAGCCGCAAATATTGCGATTGTCAACACCTGTGCAAGCTGTTTCACTTGCGTCCGTCTTGCCAGCTCTCAAGCCGTTTTCTTTGAGCTGGTACAGGGCTTTCAAAATGCTGTCGCACTTGTTGAAAGCGTCAGCAATGGCGGCGGATTCTTTGTCATAGCCGCAACCGCTCGCCGTTCCGTAATATGTCCCGGTGTTGGTTCTCACTTCAACATGGGGGTTATAGCCCCAAGTGCGAGAGCGCACCCAATCAACGGAAACGGAAATGAAAGTGAGGTCGGGCGCATTGGCTACCCTGTCGAGCTTCGCCAGCTTTGCGGCGGTCTTCTTCTCGATTTCCTTTGTTGCTCTCTTGGTGGCAAGCTCGACCGCCTTTTCTCGGCTGATTGTTCCGGCTTGGTACTGCTTCCACCGGGTTTCTGTGCTGTTGGCTTTCAAACCTCTGTCAGGGTCTGTGCAGTGTTCTTCCGCCCATGTCTGAAAATATCCGTTCTCGATATAGAAAACTGTGTCGGCGGTGTTCTTCTCGGCTTCTTCGGTGATTCTCTTTTCAATCATTGCAAATTCTTTCATTTCGGTTTCCTCCTTTTTCTGTTCTGGTTCTTCGGTGACTGCTTCCGGGGTTTCGATTTCAACAATCGGCATTCCCTTGCGGCGAGCTGTTTCTACCTCGTAATCTTCGCACTCTCTGACGCTGACCCACTCATATTTTGAATAATGAGCGTTTACGGCTTCGGCGGTCTCAGCGTGTGCAATGTTGGAGCAATACACGCTTTCGGAATACTTGAACGATACTGCAAAATATTTTTTCATGGGGTTTTCCTCCTTTGAAATTATCCGTTTCGGATTGGTTCTTGTCTGTTTCTGATTATATTATAATTCGTCTTTTGCGAATTGTCAACCCTTTTCAGAGAAAAAATTATCTTTTTCGGATAAAATTTTTCCTTCCTTATATAATAAGGTATGAACCCGGAAAACCGCCGCCGGAGGTGCAATTTTGCTTTATCACGCTAAAGCGTTAATAGTACCAGCCAAAAACCAGCCGGAAACTTGAAAAAATCCGCACAAAAAGACCGCCACCAGCCGACCCGGAACAGAGCCGGGACAGCCGATGGCGGCGATTTCATAGTCGATAGTCGATAGTCGTTAGTCGTTTTCTTCGTCAGAGTCGTTGGCAGAGTCGATAAGGTAACGCTGACGGATAGAGTCGGGGTCATAGTTGTCTTGCTGGACGTTGGGAGTCACCACATACTCGGTCTTGTCTTGGTAGCCGAAGTTGTTCTTTGCAAGGAAAATCGCTGTAACCGGGTTAATTTTGCCGTTGATAGCGTAGTTTTCCCACAAATTTTCGAGCAAAAAGTATGCTTTTTTTATAATGTCGGTCACGCTCTGCGGCAACGTGCAATAGTTCCCACGTCCACCCAAAGGTTGGTCGTGTGTAACAGCCCATAGTTGCTGTCTACTCCAACCCAATGCCATTGCCATACCAGCTACAGTAGGTTTCACATCATGCTTGGCATACAAAGCAAAATACTCATTGAGTCGTTCTGTCACAGCTTCTTCATCGTGCATATCAATTTTCTCCATATTGAAAAGCTCCATGTTGAGCTGTAGAAACTTTGTATTGTCTCCCGGTTCAAGGTCATACCCATTCATACCAATGACAGGAGAGTTGCCACCTCTCGGCTTCTTCTTAATCACCTGTACACCCTCATTCTGAGGAGCGTCTTTCTTACTTGCCATAGTCGTTTACCTCCTTGGAGAGTCCTCTTTTCGAGCCAGTTTCCGCCCCGGAGAGTCCTCTTATTCTTGTTCTTCTTGAGTAGTTGAAGTAGTTAAAAATCGACTTTTGCGTGTAACTTTTACTATATAGCCCTCTTATAAGGGGACTTTTACGCAAAAACTAAAGTTTAACTACTTTTACTACTTCATCATAAAAAGTCGAAAAGATTATTTTTCAATCCGATTTGTGTTATTTTCCAAATGTCGTTTAGGATTATTTTTCAATCCTTTTCGGATAATTTGACATTTTCAAGCATAAATGCCACCAGCATACCTGTTTTCATTCTCCAACTCGCAAGCCAAGAGAGGAGAGTTCCGTCCAGTATGTGAGAGACGATTTCGTTCGGATTGATGTCCTCAAGCATACCTTGAATCTCTGTCAGCATTTTCTTTTCCATGTCAAACAGTCCCAATTTTTCTGCGGTTTTTCTCAGCTCCTTTTCCTGTGAAGAACTGAGTCCTGCCACATATTTGTGTTCGTCTTGCACCATAATTTCTCCTTAGTTATCCACATACACGATGATACACGGCTTCCAGTAGGGTTCGTATTCCATCATGAGATTTTCAATGAACTCCTCAAATTCTCTGTCAGAACCATCGAAATCGGAATGTGCGGACTCCAAATCTTCTCGAAAATCGTCTCGCTCACAGTAACACCTACAGTCGTTTACGGTCTGACAGCAGTCGAGAAATTCACCCAAATGAGCGGAAACACGAGAACAGCTCATATAGGAATAATCACCGCCAGCGTTAGCGTCCTCACCAGCAAACACGAGGAGAGGGAGACCCGGATTATAAAGAATGAGTTGCCGAAGTTCTGCGGCAGAGTTGAGTAAGCCAGTGGGCTTGCGTTCTTCCTGTGTCATAGTCGCACCTCCTACAGTTCCTTGCTGATATTCAGCAATTCTTCACGAATGAGGGTGATTCTTCGCTTGATGGACTCTTTGCAGTCCTCCCTCGAAACCTCATATCCGGCAGAAGGAGAGTAGCCCTTCTTTTCCTTCGCTTTGCAATAGGTATCAACGGAAGACTCAAGACCTTCCATCATGACTGCTACCATGCGCATACGCTCAGTTGTTTTCACTGTTATTGCCCTCCTTCAAGAATATGGTTTTACAACAGGAAAGCCAAACAGGAGGTTGAGTCCGTCCACTGAGAACGGAGAGCCACACTCTCCCGAACAGCAAAGCCTTGATTCTCTCTTTCCATGTGAGCCGCCAACAACTGATACACTCTCGACCATCGTTGTACACCCACAGAGAAGAACATTCTTCGTCCGTCATGGACTCCGGCTTCAACAGGTTTTTGTTTGCCTGTTCAAATTTAATGGGTTTCATCGGCGGACACCTCCTCGTTCTTTATAAATGTTTCGAGTTTTCTCATACAGTCCGGGCAAAAGTCGTAGGACTTGCGAGTCCAGTATTTGTTATCCAAATCACGGTCAATGAGAATGACTCCGTTTGCTTTCTCAGAGTTCTTAAATTCCCTTCCTCCGTCATAGTGTTCATGGAGCTTTCCGCACCTGTCGCATTTCTTAGCTCGTGCCATTATTCCACCTCCCCGGAGAACTCTCGCCATTGAGACTTCAAATATTGCCAGCGGTGAGACAGGAAGGTCTCAATCTCAGCAAGATTGTCCTTAGTGATACTGCGAATCCACACAGGACGGAAGATACCTTTTCTCTGCAAAATGAAGAACAGGAAAAGCTCAAATCTGCCGGGAGTTTCCTCGCTTTCAAGAATGTCAAAGCGGAACAGGTGGTTGTAATCATCGTCCAGCGAACCGTCCACGAGCCATTCTTCTTTGAAGTCTTCCCATGTGTCATAGTCGCAACGTCCGAAATTCTCAGCACCTCCGACATAGTAATTGTTGTCACTGCAATAGTAACTGTGTTCTGTATTTTTCAATTCGAGTGCCATTACAATACCTCCTTGAGTTTGAGTCCCCAATAAATCATGAAACCGCTGGAAGTCGATTTTCTATCAAACCATTCCGGGTGTCGTTCCATTTCGGAGTTGAACTTTCGAGCAGAGAGGACATAAGCACCTTCGGACTTCGCCCACAGCTTGAAAGCATTGTATAAATCCTTCGCCTTAATAAGAGTGCGCTTGTTCTTCTCGCCGTATGGATTGCTCTCGTCTTCGGGGACACGCACACAGCGGCTTTCAAGGAACTGCAACACGAGGTCGTTGTCTCGCTCGTACTTTGTGACAACAGTCTTGAGGGAGTCGGACATTTTCAGTCCCATTTCCTTATACTTGATGTAACCACGAACCAGCCACATGAAGATACCGCTCATTGCTTCCTGTGAAGTCAGCTCGTCCTTGAGGTGAGTGTCCTGTTCCTCCGGGGTGAAGTGGCGATTGAACTCAATAACCTTGATACGCTCAGAAGCGAACAGGGACTTGTCCGTAACCATCGGAAGGTCATTACAGGAGAGCCAAAGGGTGAACTGCGGCTTGTAGGTGATAGCCGACTGGTACAGCGCACGAGCTGAGATTTCCTCACCGCCTGTGAGCTGTTTGATTTTCTCCTCGTCCAGCTTACCATACTCGTTCGACTCAGACATGGTAACAAAGCGTTTGCCCTTGAGTCCGGCGAGAGTAGGAGAAGCGGCTTCTGCGTCCTTCTGCCTGTCACCACGGCAAATCATACCGACAGGAGCAACCTTCGCATAGTCACCGAGCATGGTTTCGATGGTGTTGAGAAGGGTGGACTTACCGTTTCGAGTCGTTTTGCCGTGGAGAATGAACATACACTCCTCGTTGCTCATGCCGAGAATGGAGTAACCCAAAGCTCTTTGCAGGAAGTCAGCCTTGTCGGTTTCTCCCTGTGTGACTTCATCAATGAATTGCTCCCAACGCTCACAGCGAACGTCCCTGCGGACAGTGTGACGGAAGTTTGTCTGCATGGTAAGAAAATCGTCCCATCGTGCTTCCCGGAAGGAGAAGTCTTCGAGAGAATATGTACCATTCAGACAGTTAATGAGGTAGGGGTTGGAGTCAAACTGAGTAGCAGAGATACGGAGTTCTCCTGTTGCGTCCTTGAGGATTCTGTCTCTCATTCTCCTGTCACCCATTTTGTTGACGAAAGCGGTGTATGACTTTCGGGTTTCATCGTCAGTGATTTTTCTCCGCAGTAGAGAATCATGAGTCGCACAAAGTCCTTGATTTTCTCGGAAACGAGTATCGCACCCTCGTCCTTGCGCCACGCACCCTCGAAGTAGGTGTACCAGCTCTTATGCTCGGTACAGTATCGAGCTTCCTTGTTGTAGAGCATACCGAACAGGTTTGCCATACCCATTTCAGACCACTCAAAGCCGGAGGAGGTCTCATCGGCGCGTTCGGGGTGGTAGGACTTAATGATATACATTTTGTCGGACAGGTCTTCGTCCATAATGACTCTACCGTTTCGAAGTTCGAAAAGTTCTCTATCACTTACCACGTTTTTCACCTCCCATTGCTGTGATAGCGCATTTTTGTTTGTCCTCGACCCACCATGCACAATGAGATTCAAGGCAGTAGACAGGTTGAGTTCCTATCTTTACTGTTCCGTCTTCCTCGACTACCGTGTTGGTAGTAAGGAGAGGGCAGATAATTTCTTTCATCATTTCTTCACCTCGCTAAACAGTTCATCAACGAGGTCGATAAGTTCTTCGAGGTAACAGCACACCTCTCTGATACCGTATGCGTGTCCTCGTTCCCACGCATAATTCCAAATCAAAATTGCCTTTTCACGAGACAAGTCATGTCCGACCTCGCACTGGATTGTGAAGTAAATGTCCTCGTATATACTGTCACGTCTTTTGTTCTTGAGGGTGTTGAGACGAGCAACCTCCTCAGAGTAGGCATTGTTATTCGCAACAACCTGTTCCTTGTTCCATTTAACGGACTGGTCTTCATCGAAAATGAAATTATGGGGAACTTTGCGAATGTTTTGAGGAACACAGGACATTTTCTGCATTTCTTCAAAGTCAGCCTGTATGTCATACCACGATTTCGGGTATCTATTGCTCTTTTTCATCGGTATTACCTCCTGTGATATATTCGTGGATAATCTTTGTGCCACGTCCTTTGCACTTGGTATATGGACGGATATACACGACCTTGCCGGACTTATAGTGTCTCATGTGACCTCGAACATCGAACTCGTGTTGAGGTTTCGCACCCTTGCCAGTAGGTGTAGCAGGAGCGTGTTCACAGGAGATATAAGCCTTGAGCTTTCTGTAAATCAGTTCGTCTGAATCGGAATTGCTCTCCACGTTCAGTCTGTGCTTCCCGGAGCTTTCCACGAATACTCGGTCAGCATACAGAATAGAGTAGGCAACCGTCATGCTTACCGTCACAGTCATAAGTGCTACTTCCTTGAGCCACTGTTCCTTCCCTCGTTGGAGAGCTTTCACCTTGTAGGAGGTAGCCCAATCGAAGGAAACAGGGTCGAAGTCCTTCATGGTACAGCTTACGACACCTACGCACCTGTGACGGTAAAAGACGGTGCATTTGAAAACATGATAGCCGAGGTGTGCTTCAATGATGGTATCAATCTCATAGGTTTCTCCGGGATTGATGTTCTCGAAAACATAATGAATGTTGTGCAATGGGAATTTGTCTTGAGTGGCAATATTGAAGCTCGCCGCCAAATATCCCTTCTTTTCAGTAAGCAGAGCGAGTCTATCAAACTCAGCACGATTGATTCTGATTATGTTTTCTACCATCACAAAGCACCTACTTTCTCAAACACTTCGAGGAGCTTCGGGAACTGTGCGGCAATCCAATCAACCGTTGTCTCCTCATGTCCGATGGGTTTATGTTCCCAATTTGCGCCCAACCCGGACTCGAACATAAACGCACGGATAATCTCATGCCGCAAACACTGTTTCTGATACCGAGGGAAATCTTCGAGGTCTCCATTCTCGGTATTGACTACGATTTTGTGAGAGCTTTTGTCACAGTAACCGTCACACTCTCGCAAGAATTTGTCCTCCGCCGGGGACTTATATTGAATGGTGTAGGGAACACCGAGAATGTTGACCTTCACGACTTAATCCTCCTTACCGCAAGGGGAATTACAAATGATTCTGCCGCTCTTGCACTTAGGTACGAGCATGAACCACAAGTCAGCGTTCACACAGTAGACCATCTGCTGTACCAGCTCTCGGATTTCCCACTGCGCTCTGCGGCACAGACGCTCGTTGCTCATGTGGATAAGCTCTCTCAGATTACAGGACAGGTAGAGAGAGGTTTCACAGGCATTGGGGAGAACATAACGAGCGTCCTCATTCGGGACACCGCTTTTCTGATACTCCTCATACCAGTCCTTGATGTCCTCCATGTCATTTGCGAAACGTCCTTCATCAACAGTGGAAGGTGTCACAAAACCGAAACCGTCCTCGGAGCAGTAACGCTGACTGCGCTGAGTGAAGCTACAGTGGCGGTGTCTCACAAGCTGGTGAGAACAGGCACGAGAGATACCCTCGATTTTGAATGTGAAGTAGATATGCTCGAAGACACTGTGGTGTCCGTTGCGGTACAAGTGCTTCACAAGTCCGAGAGGGTTCTTCGGGTCACTGTCGTAGCAAATGCTGGCAATCTGAGCAATGGTCTCAATGGGGTTTGGGGTAGCTTGGATAAGAGTAACTTTCATTGGATTTTTCCTCCTTCATTTTTCTGTTGATACTGCAATAGCAGACCGACTTGCAGTACCTTCTGAGTGCAACTCTGCACGTTTGGTTATTGGGGCAGGAGCGGCACAGACACCGCTTACTGCGTTGCTCACACTTGTTCAAGGCTATTTCATCACCTTATCTAAAAGTTGCTCGTACAAAGCCTTGTACAAATTTCTTTCGACCTCTGCTTCCGAAACAGCTTTTGGAACTTCGTTTTCTTGAGTCCCCCCCCCGACAACGGCAGGAGCTTCGATACCGAGAGAATGAAGCAGAGCCTTGTCTATGGCTTTCATTTCAGAAGTGGTACAGGAGCGAATAAAATCGCTCAGACGTTCCTTCGAAACGGTCTGAATGTTCTCGCACAGGGCGGTCGAAGGAACTCTCGCAATCACCTCAACGTGGGTCGGGAGGGCTTTCTTTTCCTGTGAGGTGAGGAACACAACCTCCACGTTGGGAGAGTGCTTGTTCGCAAGGTCATTGGACACGATGATACCCGGTCTCCCGGATTTCTGTTCAGAGCCAACGTAACTGCCCTGCATTATGTAGAAGATGTCACCACGATAGATTTCGGGTGTAGGGTTGTTGTATGCCATAATTGACCTCCTAAGTCTTATTAAGATAATTTCTTATCTCTTTATGATTAGATAATAACACGAAAAGGATTAGTTGTCAACCCTTTTGCGAAAATATTTTATCCTTTTCGTGTTACTTATCGTCTTTTGCGTTTGAGTGCTTTTCGCACACTTTCGGAGCGTTGCTCATACAGATTGTTGTAGGCTTGTCGTTGCTCAGAAATGATTTTCTTCTGCTCGTCCCACAGTTTCTTTTCCATGAGATATTCGGGACAGTTCGAGTGGCAACCGGGGTATCTTTTAGGAGCAACGCACCCCCTACAGCATTTGATACCTGTAATCATCGTTTGTACCTTGTGACACTGTTGCAGATTGTTCTAATCTCAGCTCTATCGAGCGGAGGGTCACAGGCAACAGTGTTTGCGTATAGAAGTTCTTCGTAAATCTGTTGTTTGCTGTACCCTTGATTGTGAAGCATACCAGCAAGTGAGGTCAGACAAATGTTACGGCTTCCATCCGGGATTCTTGGATAGACAGGTCTGAGCTTGATACGATTGTTCTCCGGCATTTCCCATATAGGAGAGTAGATACGACCACCGTAAATGGAGGTTTCTTTCTCCTGTCGGGTCTCCGGGAAGTATTTCTCAACTACATAGTCAATCGCTTCTTGATTCTCCTCGATTTCCCTGTAGAGGAGAGTGTCACCTGTCATGATGAAATATCGAGCGGATTTGTATATTTCCACCCCTGCGAGGTTATTCTTACCTTTGAAGGGAAGTGTACCTCTCAGAATAATGTGGAAACCTCTGCCGCTCTTTGACTTCTCAGTGTAGCTTTCGCAATGTCCGATGATGTCAGCGGCAAGCGGTGTCATGAACCCTTCTTCGTCAAACCCGGTGTCGATGTCTATAGCAACGAAACCGTTGTCAGCAAAAACAAATCCGCAGTAGTCGTAGAACCCCTTCGACACAGCTTCGTTCGCCATGTCGAAGGTAGCCCACGTCTGAGGGTTGGTGGAGGAAGCACAAGGGTTCTCGTCCTCAAATGCTTTCATAGGAACTTTGCTGTCACTACGAGTACAGACCCACTGATTCAGTTCTTTGAGTTCATTGGGAATGTTCTCGTAATGTGTCAAATCAAGTTCCTCCTCTTTGCAACCTTGCGTTCCAGTTCGTTTACGAGTTTCCAAATGTTGTCCTGCTTGATGTTGCGGTCAACGGAAACCTTGTAGATGTTATCGGGAATGGTGTCACCCTCACGATATACGGTCATGAGAATGTCCACCTCGGAAGGGCTGAACCCCTTCAAAGCACTGTCGCAAGCGTTCCAGTTCTGCTTGTCAGCGTCAGAGCGGAACTTAGGGTGAGGGTGTCTTGCATAGAACCTCATGCAGTGCTGGACGTATTCGGAGTAAAAAGTTCTCATTTGGCAGAGTCCTCCTTCTGAGCAACGGTTTTCTTGAGGATTTCTCCCTCAAAATACCATTTATCGTCAATGTTGATGGGATAGCCCGGAACATCGGACTTCTTCATTTTCCCGGTGTCAATGATGTGCTGTGCCGAAGCAACTGCCATCTGATTCTTCACCAAGTCCTTGCCAGTACGAAGCAGGAAAGTGACCTTGCCCTGCACACTTTTGAGCTTGTAATTCATGGGTTGTACCTCCTTATTTCTTTTCGAGTTTAATACCAGCTTCTTCCCAAAGGCACTGAGACAAATCATCAAGCGTGACATAGCCTTTGTTGAAACTGTCGTACAAATCGAGACAGAGGTCAGCGAAGCGTTCTGCTCTCGGCTTTCCGTCAACCTCTCTCCTCATGAGCTGTGGGTATTTATCATGAATAACCATGACAGGAATTGCCAACATGAGGAAAAAGGCTGTGTCGGCGGCAGTGTTCGTAGCCTGTGTCTTGATTTGCTGAATATCGCTCACCTTCATATTCAAGACAGGTTCTTTTACGATGGGAAGTCCCTGTTTCTGTCTGCGTCTTCGTTCCGCTCGGTTCATATACCGACTACATGAGACGCAAGCATATCTGCATGGTGAGTCCACAGCACGTTTGCGTATCTGTGAATAGCGTTGGTGTAATCTCTCCACTCGTCTTTCTCAACGAAAGCTCCCATGTGGTAGCGAATACAAAGTGCTTCTTCCTCAGTCAGTACGATGTGCTGAGAGAGGAGGATAATCGACTTATCTCCATGACCCTTGAACTGAGTGTCGGGGTTGTATTCCCACTTGCTCTCGTCATAGATGTAATACACTTTATTTCCATCGGACAGTTCCTCTACGGACAGTTCCTCTGTAATGGGGTGGCGATAGTTGTCGATTTTGCAAAGGTCGTGGAACATTCCCACGATAAACGGACTCTCTGCTCTCTGCCACTTGAGACCATTCTTGGCGGACAGTTCCACGAGGAAGTTCATTACTGCGAAGGAATGGTCGAACAAACCTCCTTCGTATGCACCATGGTACTTCGTGCTTGCCGGAGCAGAGAAGAAACCGTTTGCAAGCAGATATGTCTTGAACTCCTCAGAGAGAATGTCTCCGAGCTTTGTACTCATGCAGAGGTCAAATCTTTCTTTCTCAGTCATACTTCCTCCTTACCGAACGGTAAATCGCAATACTCCGGGTGATACCCATGCGTCCACAGTGCGCCGAGCATATTCCACAGGAAAGCTCTGTCGTGAGGTTCGTCTTCATCACCTCTGAGCCACTTTATGTAGTGGCGCACACCACTGTCGATGTAACAATGGAGGGGAATACCTTTTTCCCAATTTCTTTCACCGTACTTATTGCAACCGTCCTCATAGTGTTTGGAGACTTCCAGCATTGCTGTATAGAGGTCTCCGTATCGTTTTTCCGAAAACTCTTTGAGTGCTTCAACGAGGAGTTTCCTGTCCCCGGAACGAACATATCCATTGACATTGTTCAAAATATCGTCTCTGAATACCTCTCCGACCACATCAAGGGGGAGAAGGTCACATCGACCTTTCCCCTCATTGATGTCTCGGACTGCCCCGGAGGAGAACTCTCTGCGTGTTCCACTGTCTTTGAGTTCCATAGCAAATACCTCCTTCGAGGGATAATCCTGTCAGATTATCCGAGCAGTGCGTCCAAATCGAGTCCCTTCGCCGCCGTAGGCTGTGCCGCAGGAGCGGTAGCAGGGGCAGGAGCGGCGGTTGCCGCCTTGGGAGCAGGGGAAGTACCTTCCTTGCTGAGAGTGAGCGCACGAGCCACAGGTTCGGTGTCGAAGTATTCCGCAGGAGACTTGTCACCGAGGTTGGCAAAAGTGACGGTCTTGTTGGGGTCTTTGTTGGAGGGGAGCTTGGTGTGAACAACCTCGGCACATACGAAGTGGTCTACCAGCTCGGCAGGGTCGATGTCCTCCAATGTGTAATCGCCCATTACCGTCTTCGCAAAGTAGCTGAAAGCGTTCAGAGCTTTTTCGTTCATTTCATCGTTCTTGTCCTTGATGGAGAAACGCTCGGTGTGGGTCATGCCAGCGGCATTTACCAGCTTCACCTCAATTTTGCCGAACTCCTCGTCATAGGTTGCGGCATATACACGGAACACATAAGTTCCTTCGGGAATGAGAGTAAAACCACTCGTCATAGGGATTCTTGCCATTGTAATTTACCTCCTAAAATTAGTTGTGTTTGTTTTTGTTGCCAGTGAACAAGGCAAAGCCGAGTACGAGAATCAGTTCCACCATAATGGTGGCGATTACTCCTGCTACGAACGGATTGATATACATGATTGAACCTCCTTATTCGATACTGGTCGGGAAGATAACACCGACCACTTCTTCGTCCTCACCGACAGGGAATCTCTTGATAAACAGAGCCTTTGCTTCGCTTTCTTCGGTTTCACTGTCGAACTTGGAGTACATTTCCACAACGTCCTTGCGCTCAATGAGCGTATAGGCGGTGTTGCTGATAGCGATTTCGCACAGGTTGTTTTCTGTAGCATAGATACGCACACAGTCTTTGATAACACCGTCAGCACAAGGCATGATAGCCTTTACCAGCTCACAAGGGTCGGAGAAGCAGTCGCAGTTGATGATGGACTCGATTGCTTCCGGCATTTCAGTGACCGACTTTGCGGTAATACTCTGAATGTCTTTCGGGATTTTCATAAATACGTCCTGTGCGGCAAGCCAGCGTTCGCCGTTGTTACGGACGTAAACGATACCCTCAGTTCCGATGGATTTTACGAACTTCTGAAACTTCATGATTTTTCCTCCTTATTTCACCGTCATGCGGTACTGTTCAGTCTTTGTCTGATACTTTTCGAGCAAGCCGTCAGCTTCCAAAGCCTTTTTGTTGATGGTCGTAGTCTCGGAACGAGATACCGTCCAAGTGTAGGTGCTACCCTTAACCTCGACCTTCTTGTCACCCTCACGGAACTGCTTCATAGCGTGTTCCTTGATGATGTCATTGACCTCTTTCAGACGCTTCTCTTTGTCAGCGATTGCGGCGGTAGCCTTGTCAACCTCAGTCTTGAGAGATTCAGCTTCCGCAATCAAAGCGGTGATGTCGGTGTCCGGGGTAAGGTTATGAGTGCGGAGAGCCTTGAGGATTTCAGCGTCCTTCTTCTCGTCAAAGGTAGGAGAAACACCTGTATCAACGTAGTCAGACCACCACTTCTCAACAGTTGCAACCTTCTCGGCAAAGTCCGGGTAACGCTCAGAGACTTTGAACTCAACCGTAATGGTGTTCTTGATGTTCGGTACGAACTTTGCAGGGTCGTTGTAGTCCTTCTCCTCAAGGAAGGAAGCTACCATGATTACGTTATCCACACCGAGCAGATAAGCGTAGAGAGCCGCCTGTAGAGCGTAGTATTCGGGAACATCGTTCTGCCAGTCCTCGATACGCTTGGTGGTCTTCATTTCAAGAACCGTATCGACCTTGCCCTCCTCGTCAACGGCGAGGTAGTCCCACATACCGCCGAGGTGAGGATTGTCACCAAAGAAGTCACCCCATGTCTTGTTGAAGTAGTCAGCACCGTAACGGTCAGTAGGAGAAATCAACTCCATACCGTAAGACTTCTTCATATACTCAGCCTGTTTGGGTTCGATGGTCTTACCAGCAACAGTGTAGATGGTGTCTTCGAAGGGAAGCTCAAAGGTCTTTGTGATTGCACACCACATTTCAAATGCGGTAGACCACGGATTCAAGCCGAGAATCGTTGCGAAACGAGTACCAGTGATTTTCTTGGTGCGCTTCGGAGGAGCAATCTGTAAGCGATTGCCCTCAAGCCATTTGATGTCAGACATTAGTTAGTACCTCCTTCCAGCATTGCGGTGATTCTCTGAATGAGAGCTTCGCAGTCAGCCTTGGAAATCACAGTGAAACCGTTGGTCTGAACTGCAATCTGAGCAATCATTTCCTCCTTGGAAGGGTCAGCGTCCTTGAGCTTTTTCAGAACTGCCTTGAGACCCTTAATCTGCAAAGCAGTTGCGTTGTCAGCCGGAGCAGTGAGTTCCTGTTTCACTTCCTGTCTCTGTTCGGGAGTGGCAGGGGGAGCTTTAGGAGCAGGGGCGGCGGCAGGAGCAGGAACACCAGCGTTTGCGTCAATTCCGTCACTCTCACAAATGTCGAGAGCAATCATGTAGAGATAACGGCGCATATAGGTGATGGAAGAACCGAGAGCCATCATTTCGTTGGTTGCCTGTTTGCCAGTGTTGGAGACGATAGGAGCAATCTGATTGAACGGAGATACGAAGGTAACGGTCTCCTCCGGGTTGTCAGTGTTCACAATCGTCATGGTAGCTGTGTCTGCGGTGAAGTTCACCAAAGGAACAATGCCGACATCTCCGAAGATACGAGTTGCCGTAGGAACAATGTCCTCAAGCTCGAAGTATTTGAAAGACAGGTGCATATTCTTGCCAGTCTTCTTCACATCTGCTTCGAGGAACATTGCTCTCGCTTTGAGCAACTTCTGATAGATGTTCATTGCGGTGATTTCTGCGGTTTCAGTTTTCTTGGTAGTAGCCATTTTTTTGCGTCCTCCTTTTTTCTTTTCGGGTTTAATTCCCAAAAAATCGTTGATACGTTTCTTTGCCATTTCGATGTAGAAGGTCTTGTCCACATCATCAATGGTTAAGTGATTGTCGTTGTCGATAATGCAGTGTTCCGGGAGCATTTCGATTTTGGCGGTGCTGTCGTTCTCCGCCTTAACCTTAAACAGCTTTCCGTATCGCTCGTCCTTTGTGGCATACACACGGTTGACCTTCTGCACAGGGACTTTCTCACCATCGACAAGGTGATAGGCTTCACGATACTTCACACCAGCCTTGGCTATGAGCTGGAACTGGAAGATGTCGTTGCACCCATTTATGGTGTCCTCAACAGGAACACCGTTGACAAGGTACTCTTTCACAGCGGCGGCAACGATACAGGCATTGTTGTTGATGTTGAACGCACCGACAGTGGAAATACCTCTTACCAAATAACCTCCCTTGGACTTGGCTTTTCCGCCCTCCTGCACTTCGACGTAATTGTTTACGTCCTTCTGTGCAATACGGACAACTGCGTCTTCCTCAAGCTCAAATCCAGTCCTCGACTGCCACTCGTCACAAATCTCGTCCAGTTTCGGCAGATACTTCCTGTCGCACTCGACCATGATACCGTCCGTATTGAGCTGGACAATCTTCAAATCGGGTATGTCAGCGTAGAGGTGCTGTGCCAGTTCCATGAGGAAAAGCTGTCCTGTGATACACACAGAGCGTCCCATGAGAGGGTCAAACAGGTCGTTGTATTTGTTGAGCAACGCACCGTAGGTGGTATTTACAACGAGCTTGAGTGCGTTTGCAGTGGCTTTATCACCGCTTGCCTTGGCTTTCATTCGGGTTTCCAACACGTCCTCGAAAACCTTCGCAGAAGGAATGTTCCTTGATGTGTAGCCGCATAGGGTCATGAGGTGAGGATAATAACTTGCAACGTCCTTATTGCGGATTACTCTGTCCTCCGTTTCAACGAAGAAGTAATTCGGAATAGCCGCATGAATACCGCCGTAACCAACGACTCCCGGACAGTCACCGATGGAGAATGTCTGCTTGTCACTGAAAAGCTCCTTGTCAGAGATTTCGGGGTTGTACATTCTGTCAAAGAAATCGAAGACCTCTTGTGGAATGTACTCACGCTTTAGGTTCGGAGGGTAGACATATTTGCGTTCATCGTCATGCGGTTTCTGCTCGGCTTTCAAGAGAGCCGCAGTCAACTTGGCATTTGTCATACCCATTGCTTTTACTTCGTCCAGTCCGGCGAGTTTGCCGATATGGATTTTGTTCTTGAGGTAGTCCTTGCGAAGTTCAACCAGCTTTTCTGTGGTGTCAACATCGTGAATACAATATTTTGCGGTCTCTTTCATCTCCTCCTCAGTGAGAGGGCGGTCAATGTCAAAGGGTACTGTAGACTCCTCAACGGAAAGACCCAAGTGACCTTCGATAGCCTTGAGGGACAAGCCCATCTGCATATCGTCTTTGATGTCCACGTTGTTGAAACGGAAGAAAAAGTCTCGAAGCATTGGACACTCCCAACCTTGACCTCCGCCGATAATGAAATCGTTCACCTGTTTGACTTCCTGCGGTGTGAACCCACAGCAAATCGCCTTGATGATGAACTGGTCGTAGTGCTTGCTGTTGAAACCGATGTAGATACAGTCCTCAGAGATACACTCTTTCAGTTCCTCGTTGTCGTTGTGGACACAGGTGTACTTCCCGGTCTCAATATCTTTGAAGATTACAAGCCAGTCTTCGCAGAAAACCTCAACGTCATATACAATCAATCTCAATCGCTTGCACCTCCTTCTTCAACGAAGTAGCAACCGTTCTTCCGATAGGTCGTACATCGTTTCTTGTAGGACTTCACGAGGTATGCGATATTGTCCACGAAATCGTAGGCAATCGGTTCTGCTTTCCCCTCAAAGGTTCTTGCGATTCTGCCGATGGACTGTGTGATAACTGCGTAGTCTTTCTGTGGTGTGGTGAGGAAAAGACGCTCCAAGCGAGGAATGTCGAGACCTTCCTTCGCCAGCGTGTAGGTAGCAAACAGGTATTTCTTCTTCCCGGTTCGCATATCATCAATCGCTTTTTCTCGTTCAGCCTTGCCTTTTTTGGTTGTCATTTTGCCGCTCACCATTACAGCGTCCTTCCTCATGTGACTTGGTAGCCATTTCATGAGGTGTTCCAAGTGGTCGAGCCTGTCAGACAGAATCAGACAGCTCTTTCCCTCGTTGAGCTTTATGGTATTGACAATGACTTCCTCCCTTGCAAGATTCTCTGTGAGGTAGGTAATCAGCTTCGTGTAGTTCAGTGTGCCGTCCGTATTCAGACAAGCCCTGCTGATTTCCACTCCTGTGCCGACAGGGAGAATACCAACCTTCATAATTTTGTCTCCGACTGCTTCATCGGGTACGGTGTAGACCACCTGACCGAGCAGTGCGTATGTGGCGGCAATCATACCGTCAGCCCTGTGGACTGTTGCAGACAAACCGATTTTGTGTCGAGCCGACAGATTGTTCAGCACCTTGTAGAACTGTGTCATTGCCGTAGGTGTCCCGGCACAGCGGTGACACTCGTCCACAATGATTACGTCCCACAGGTCTTTATACTGAGGTAGGTCGAGCTTGCACATGGTCTGAATGGTGGCAAAGGTGATACCGCTTCCGACATTTACCTTGCCCTCGGTAATTGTGCCAATCGTCTTCTTGTCCACATAAAGCTCTGCACGAGCCTTACTCTGATTCAGAAGGTCGAGCGTGTGGGTGAGCCACAATGCTCGTTTCCCGAACCTCTTGACAAGAGCTATTCCCATTTGCGTCTTGCCGCTTCCGGCAGGACTTTGAAGAATACCGTATTTCTGAGCCACCACAGCGTCCACAGCCGCACTTTGATAGTCATAAAGTGGAACATCACACCCACCGTAGAAAACATCGTCAGCGTCAGCGAAAGAGCTGGTGAAGTATGCTTCGTCCTTAATACAGTCCGGGAGATTTCTCAGAAGACCAAACGGAAGAATCAGCGTTTCTCCTCTCATTTCATAGAGTGAGATAGTCTTCGGAGTGTCCCCAAGCCAAAAGTGCATACGAGCTTTTTTGGCATATTCGGGGTTTGCAATGGTTAGGTTCTTCGAACACCATGCCAATGCCGCTGATGTTGGATTTTCGACTGCGAGAGTGTTTGATACCGTCACTCTCATTTTTTCTTCACCCACTTGTAGAGAGGAGTGCCACACTCATGAATCTCTGCTTCGCTCATGCTGGACTGAGAATTTCGCATAGCCTTTATGACGAAGTGAGGAATCATGTAAATCTGACCTCCGGGGAGAAGAATTGCGAACCAGCCGTCACCATTTCCTGTGTCCTTCCACAGCTCCATCGAGAGGTCTTGGTTCTCCTCCATTCGGGAGAGGGCGAACCCTCGATTGCTACACACCTTGCAGTCGATAAGGTATGTCTTTCCGTTTCGGGCGGCGATAACGTCTGCTGGTTGCCCTGCTGAGTTCTGAGCGAGGTTATGTACCCAAAATCCCTCGCTGTAGAGGATTTCGCAGAATCGGGACTCGAAGTCATTTCCGAGTTTTTTGTTGTTACTCATACTCCTCGTCCTCCTCTCTGTATCTTTCAAGCTCCTCCATGAGTTCACGGAAGTAATCAGCCGCTTCATGACCCATGTGTTGCTCAATGAGATAGGCGAAGTCTCTCTCGTTGAAAAGCGTTTCGCATTTGCCGTTTTTAAGCTCAATTACCTGTGGCATTGGACACCTCCTCGTACTCCTTCATGAGAGACAGGATTTCTTCGGAGTAAGCAATGCTGGTGACACCATTTTTCCAAGCCTTTTGTGCGCCGTAGTTCCCCATGTTGTAAGCCATGAGAGCTTTATCCAGCTCTCCGTATTTGTCGATGTAGGAACTGATGATGGATATGCCGCAGAACACATTCTGATAGGGATTCATCATGTCTGCACAGCGATATTCCTCTTTGAGCCATTCGTGGTTCACAGCGTTTATCTGCATGAGACCGTAATCGTCAGTGGGACTCACTGCTTCCGGGTCGAACCCACTTTCATGTTCAATCATTGCCATAACCAGTGTTACAGGTACGTTCTCGTCTGCACATATTTCGTAGATGTACCTCTGCAATGAATCAGAAAGCGGAACATCGAACAGGAATACGTCCGCTGTGTCCACCAGCACATTTGACTTGTAGGCAGGGACTTCAACTGTCTTGGTGACTGTTATCGTCTCCTGCGGAGGTGTAGTGAGCTTTGCCAAGAAGAACCCCAACACCCCTCCGATAAGCACCAGCAACACGAGAATCATGTTTGCGTAGAGCTTCATGCGTTTGTTTCGATTGATTTTTGCGTTTCTACATTGCGTAGCCATTTTTGAAAGTCCTCCTCGTTCTTAGGGTCTTGGTAGAACTTCTCCAAAATCCCCATCAATGGTCTTGCGAGGTCGTTTACTTGTGAATCAGTGAGACTCACGTTCAGTGAGAATCTTGTCAACTTCATCAAGAACTCGCTTAGACTTGGGATAGGTGTAAACACCACGAATGATACTGGACATTTCCGGGGGCTGAACTGCGATACCTCGCTTACGCAATTCAAGAATCATATCCACCTGTTTAATGCCGAGCTTCTTCATTCGCTCTTGAATCTGACTCATAGAATTTCCTCCTTTCATTGGTTCTGAAAATCGGAATTAGACTTGACAAAATGGCGAATTATTGTTATTATTCTTATAAGACTATATCACCAGTCAACTTCTCAGAACTGCCATTCCGAGAGGTCGGTTTCTTATTGCCAATTCGCATATCCCGAACTTCATGTTCTTATTATAGTTCTTCTTTTGCGAATTGTCAAGCGTAAAATTCAAAAATCACGAATTAAAATTTGCGAAGGAGGAATTGATGTGACTTTTGCAGAAAACATCAACCGTATATGCGCCGAAAGAGGTACAAATCTCACGGCAGTTGTCAAAGCAGTAAAGGGTTCGAGTTCTTTCACTACCCAAATCAACAAAGGGTCTTTGCCGAAGGAACATGAAATGCTGGAAATGGCGAAGATACTTAACTGTTCTGTTGTGGACTTCTTCGCTGACGAAGAAGACCTCGAACCACAGGAAAACGCACACGATGAAGACGAGAATGACATTCTCAGAGTGTACCGTTCCTTGTCTCGAAGGGCGAAGCACGAGTTCATGTCAATGGTATATGAGTTCGAGAATCGTAACGAGTTAGATGGGGATAAAGATAAAACTGCGGCAGTCTAAGGTCATTCCGATAGAATTGCTCAGACGTAAGAAGCTATTGGAGGTGAGATTACGAAAGCAGTAATTTATGCTCGATATTCGAGCCACAGTCAAAGAGAGGAGTCTATAGAGGGTCAGCTTCGTGAGTGTCATGAGTTCGCTCTTAAAAACGGAATGACGGTCATAAATGAATACTGTGACCGAGCAATTTCCGGCAAGACAGATAATCGTCCGAGCTTTCAGCGTCTCATAAAAGACTCCGAGAAGGGACAGTTCGAAGCTGTTATCATGTACACCCTTGACCGTTTCGCTCGTAACAGATATGACTCAGCCATCTACAAGGCAAAGCTCAAAAAGCATGGTGTGAGAGTCTTTTACGCAAAACAGCCCATGCCGGACACCCCGGAAGGAATCATTCTCGAATCAGTCCTTGAGGGATATGCCGAGTATTATTCGGAGAACCTGTCCCGAAACATAAAAAGAGGACTGAAAGAAAATGCCCTACAGTGTATCGCCACCGGGGGAGCTGGTGTGGCATTGGGTTACACTGTAGGGGAAGACAGAAAGTATAAGATTGACCCTGTTGGAGCGAAAATCGTCCAAGAGGTCTTCGAAATGTATGCCGATGGTATGTCGGCAACCCAAATCATAAATGTGTGCAATGAGCGTGGATATAAGACCTCAAGAGGTAATCCCTTCAACAAAAACAGTCTCCGCACCATGCTCAAAAACGACAAATATATCGGAGTCTATCGCTTTATGGACGTAGTTGTCGAAGGTGGTGTCCCTGCAATAATCAGCAAGGAACTATTCGATAAGGTGCAAGCGAAACTACAGCACAACTATACAGCTCGTGCGAGGAACAAGGCAAAGGAAGACTACCTTCTCACAACAAAGCTGTTCTGCGGTCACTGTGGGTCTCCTATGGTGGGTGAAAGCGGAACGTCAAAGACCGGGAAGCTCCATTTCTACTATAAATGTATAGATAGGAAGCGAAAGCACGTCTGTACAAAGAAGGTTGAGAAGAAGGATTGGATAGAGGAGCTTGTGACACGCTTCACAGTGCAAGAGGTCTTGACGGACGAAAATATTGACCGCATTGCCACCAAAGCAATGGAAATAATCGAGAAGGAGTCCGCAGATACCACCTACCTTGAAGGATTGCAAAACGAACTCAAGGAAGTTCAGAAGAAAATCAAAAATATCATGACTGCTATAGAGCAGGGAATAATCACTTCTACCACAAAGGATAGGTTGGAGGAGCTGGAATCAGAGAAGAACGAAATCGAAGGAAGAATCGCTCGTGAGGAAATAAAGAAACCGCTCTTGACGAAAGAGCGAATAGTGTATTGGCTACTTTCCTTCAAGAGCGGCGATATAAATGATATGGAGTATAGGCGCAGAGTGATTGACACTTTGGTGAACTCGGTCTACATCTATGACGATGGAGACAAAGGTAGAAGAATCGTACTCACGTTCAATGTTTCCGGGCAGAACACGGCAACAATCTCGTGTTCGGATATTGCGTGTTCCGCTCCACCATATATAGAGGATGTAGTGATAACGGTAGCACGCCTGCCCAGGGAGCAGGAAGAACGGTTCGAGTCCGGCATCTTCTACCATTTTTGGGACACGTACAGCAACTTTCAAAAACTTTTTATGGGAAAAAGAACAACCGTGTTCCGTATTTTGAGACGCTAACAGCAATTTTGAAAACAATTCTACTTGAAATAGAAAAATCATCGCCTTTAACTAAGCATATGCCGAACAGATGTGGTGTCGTTAAGAATGCGTCTCGTAGATCTATATTGGCCCGTAGCTCAGATGGTAGAGCGTCTGACTGTTAATCAGATGGTCGCAGGTTCGAGTCCTGCCGGGTCAGCCATATTGCGGGGTGTAGCAGTGGTAGCTTACCAGCCTCATAAGCTGGTGGTCGCAGGTTCGAGTCCTGCCCCCGCAACCATGCCCGTCCCACGAACAGAGCGGAGACTGTAAACCGAATGGGAAATAGAAACCTTCACATCTGGCAGTGATGACTTTTACAAGGTTTTGGGAGTAAAACCGGCGCAATCCGGCAGGCGAAGTACGAGCCGGCACCATGGCTTACGGTGTGAGTAAGCCGATCTGTCCGGTTAGCTCAGCTGGGAGAGCATTTGCCCTACAAGCAAAGGGTCGGCGGTTCGATCCCGTCACTGGACACCATATGCGGGTGTAGCACAACGGCCAGGGCACCGGCCTTCCAAGCCGGGGATGCGGGTTCGATCCCCGTCACTCGCTCCATATGCCGGAGTGGTGGAATCGGCAGACGCGGAGGACTCAAAATCCTCTGGTAGCGATACCGTGTGGGTTCAAGTCCCACCTTCGGCACCAAGGCGTATCTGCATTAAATCACAGCCCCGCACCATTTTTCGGTTTTGATGGTCACTCGACCCAGTGCCAGCACTGGGATGAGAGGGTTGCAGTCACGAAGTACAAGTGATGTGAGCCACGCAAACCGTATATGGCAGTATGACTGGAGATGGCTCCAGCACGACCTCATACGTCGTAAGACGCAGGTTCGAGTCCTGCTGCTGCCACCACAGCTCTCCCATTTTGGGCGAAACGATATTATAATAGCGGTGGCCTTATGAGTGGGGCGTTAATCAATGGGGCTGACATCCATTACCGCTGAAGTCAGCTTATGATACCGTAGCCAAGTGGCAAAGGCTCTGGGCTGCAACCCCAGGATCATAGGTTCAAATCCTATCGGTATCTCCATATAGGGGTGTAGCCAAGTGGTAAGGCAAGGGACTTTGACTCCCTCACTCGCTGGTTCGAGTCCAGCCATCCCTGCCAAAAAAATACGGTGGCGGAATAAGTAGACGCTAAAGTGTGGCTTCTTATAGGTTGGTTGGTGAACGGATAATGTAAACCGTAAAAAAGTAACTCCGAGTCAGCTGCGATTGATCGCCAGTTCTACGCAACATGAAAGGCCGAGGGTAATCACGAAGGAATAACCTAAAACTCCAACTATGTAAGGTGTAAATCCTTACCCGTATTATATATGCTCCCATCCTCTAACTGGAATAGGAGGCCGGCCTCTCAAGTCGGCAATACGAGTTCGAGTCTCGTTGGGAGTACCAGAGGTGGATCTGTGAAGGGGCTTGTGCGCACAAGTTGTTATAACAGAAAGAGTAGTCTCATGAACTGCTTGCCGCAATAAGGCTTCCAACTGGAAGCGCCTTGCTATAATTTATAAAGCAGGTGCAATCATGCCGAAGAAAGATTCGGGCGTAACGAAAGAAAAAACATCAAAAATCGTTAAAAAGATTTCCGCCTCTGAGTGCGGTACCGGTGTGCTGTGTACAACGAGGTCGGGCAAGCAGTACCAGATCAGCCAAAATCCAGAAAAGAAGAAGCATACGCTATGGCGTATTGTGGATGGCGGATATGAGAAAATTGCGACTGAGGATTCGCCCTATGATCTATACCCTTTAATTGATTGGGACAAATAAATCCAAATATGCTGCTATGGTGGAATAGGCAGACGCGCCAGCTTGAGGTGCTGGTGGGAGAAATCCCGTATGGGTTCGAGTCCCATTAGCAGTACCAACATGGTGCGTTGGACGAATTGGGTAGAGTCACCACCCTTTCAAGGTGGAATTTCCGGGTTCGATCCCCGGACGCATCACCAAAGCA